GTTATTAATTCGTTACAACGTAAATTTAGATGTAGTAATGACTGAGGTAGATATTTTATTCCTTCATCGGTTATTAATTCGTTACAACGTAAATTTAGATGTAGTAATGACTGAGGTAGATATTTTATTCCTTCATCGGTTATTAATTCGTTACAACGTAAATTTAGATGTAGTAATGACTGAGGTAGATATTTTAAACTATCCGATTTTATTTTATTATTACTATCTACTATTTTAGTTATACCTCCATTTAGTAATTTAACAGTTAATAATTTATTAAGCAATAGTAATTTATATACATCTTCAGTTAATACATTACTAGTAATAATATTAAGTATATCAGTAGGCATATATGGTATAGTGGTCATTGGGAGCGATAATTAAAGCGATGATTAAAGTGATAATTATCGATATATAATACTACAAAAAAATAATCAATTTTTTACACGCAGATACATTTTAGTGACTTATCAATAAGTATATATTGATCGACATAAAATTAAGATATTAAAATTCTCCACTGACAATGTCATCAATTTCTTGCTTTAGAAGATGTTCATCACTACATATGCGTAATAATTGATCTACATCTGGTTTAAAATATTTGATTTCACGATGATTGTTACGAGTAGCTTTATACCATAATTTATTAAGATCAAGAATTTCACTAATAACAAATGTACTATATTTATCTTCATCATGATAGCATAATGATTCTCTAGATAATATAATAGTATATGTATTACAATCAAACATAAATTGATATTGAGGATAATCAATATATGTATACATAGATGTTAATATGAATTTTCTATATTCATCGATTGATGCACGTTCATTGGAAGTTAAATCAGTATCTATCATAAAATCGAGATATTTCACTAAACATGAATATTGATTTTTAATAGTCGATAATGAAATATTAGCAACGTCCATTATTGAATGTATAATTGGTATATAAATTCAAATTTATAAAAAAACTTACATAGTTGAAAATATAGTATTTATTATAGCTCGCTCTGAATTAGTTTTTAATATAAATTTTCCGATATTTACCCAATAAATACTCTTCAAATATTTTGGGTATTTTGCGCTACCTACAATATGACATACGTTAATAATCAAATGTTTTACTACTGGTAGCAATGGTATTATTGTATCTATATCAAGGATACATGTCCGGTGATTTTCTCGACGTGTATGTTCAAATGGTGATAGTCCATTTGAAGCTTTATCAAGTCGTAATGTATTTAATTTTATGTCTTTTATTATTTCTAAACTCGAAATTAATTCTTGCATATTTTTAAAATCAATTACAATAGTTTGTAAACCCCACATATACATACGATATTTATTAAGTATAGTTTCATTTAACAACATCATATTATTCCCTTGATCAATAATAGATATGATTTTATCATTGTTAAAAACATCTGGTACGTTAATAAATTCAGTATATGCACTAAATTTAAGATCGATTCTTACATAGGGATTATATTCAAGATCTATACGTCCATTAAATTTAGTTACAGAATTTGGTATAATAGATAATGGTATACTGAACATTGGAGACGTAAGTGTCTTTAATTTTTTATGTTTAGTTATATCAATAGGGGGCATCTAGTATAATATTTCCGCCAATATCAATTTCTGTACAATCTAATGTTAAAAATTTACTATAAGGTAAATCACATTGTATAATTAATTTATGACAATTAATATTATCAATAGAATCGATATATGATGTTACGGTATGTATAAATTTATATTTTTTCATTAAATTTTTATCCATTTCATTTCGTATTATAATCTCTGCATATAAATTTTCTATATTAGTCATGTTTATATTACTTGGAATATAACTATCGTAATTACGACTATGAATATTACTATATAATATAGTTAAATTCTTGGTTGTATTTGGCATATATTTAATAGGTGTGTTATGAATCATATTACAACGTCTTTCATTCTTTTTAAATAACGTAAGATGAGTTACTTTATCTGGTACAATTATATTTTCCATAATCATATCAAGTAATAATTCTCCTATTATTACATTTTTATTAGGTATGAATGGCAATAATGTGACATCATGCACAAGTAATGAATATATCGAAACATTCTCTAATTGTACTAAAATTTCTTTTGTAATCGGTTGATTATATTTAAATTCTACCAATTGAGGTAATGTAAATGTATAATCAAAATTAAATGATCGTGTAATAGTAAGTGATGTCAATCGAGGATAACATTCAATAAGTTGTCTTAAATCTTGATCATATACGCGTAATTGACGTAAATTTTTCATATGAGATATCGTACCTTCTTTGATTTTACATTTAAGTAAATTTTGTGCTATTTTGCGATAAATAATATTATTTGTAGGTCTTAAATTATTATCATATCTTGAATAATTGTATATATCTAGTAATATTTCCGGAGGTAAATTTTGTAATGCCATGGTAAATAACGATAGATATAATAAATTCAAATTTTACAAAAAAATAATCTTTACGGAGTGATTTTAGCAATCTCTGATTTAAGCGCATTGATATCGCTAAGTAATTCAGCAAGCTCAAGTATTCCAGGTTTGAAGAATGGAATCATACCATTGACACGTTGCGCCTTGTACAATTGGCATGACGGACCGACATCATCAGTAACGGTATGCAATTCACTGATGACGAAAGTACAGAACTCCAGCCCAGTATGATCATCAAGAGACTCTCTCGACAGTACAATCAAGTACTTAGTGTCCTTCACTCTACAGTGAATAGTGAACGTAGTGTCAGTAGCATTGTTGTTGCACACCATAATGGAATGCGGTGAAGTAATCAGTAGTCTATATTTATCCAATGATTGCTTTTCAACTGAAGTTAGGTCAGTAGAAATCATGAAATCCAGGTAATTGTGAAGGTTATCAACGAACATTTTTCGTGGGATTGTTAACGGTACTATAACTAATGATGACTAATGATGACTGACTATAAACGATATAAATTCAATTTTTACAAAAAAAATACTCAACTATAATTAATCACATTTAAACACTTTTACAATATCAGGGATAATATTATATATTTCTGTATTGATGATTTTACTATTGATATATGATAATTTTGGGTTAAAATACTCAATTAATTCACGTGAGGTGCTGATATAATTTGCATAAATACATAATTTATTTCTTAATTCTTCGGTTGTGCTAGCATTTATGTATCCATCCGTTATATGAAAATGTGATCTATTAATTACTTTTTGTATTATATATTTCACAAAATTTCGAGCGTTATCGGATTCTAATTCGGTTTTAATTAGTACTAATACTTCATCAAATTGTTCCTTAATAGATTTTGAAAGACTGTCATGAATAGAAGTATGTAAGTTATCAATATTTTTTATTTTATATCGATAATCTTCATAATAAGTTTCAATATCATCAGTAGAGATAGTGCAATTATTCATCTCAGTACATGAATCTAATTTGACATGTGGAGGTAACGCATAAGTGCTGACAAATATACAGTCATTAAATATAGCTCTACTAAAATCGGCATCTAATACATTGCAGTTTGTAAACTTACAATTATTCCATGTACTATAACAGCTGTCAGTAGTAGAAAAATTACATTCAGTAAATACTGCATCTGTAATATTAGTATGTCTTAAGTCAGCTCTTTCAAACGAACATTTTGTATAATTACCTGTAATTGTGGAATGCTGCAATTCAGATTTATCGAATAATGTATCAATAAATTCACCTGATAGTGTAGTTCTAGTCGATTCAATACAACTCATTGTGAATCGTAAACTATAGTCAAGATATAGTATAATTAAAAAAATTTAATTTTTATTATCAGTTACAACTAAATACATCAATAACCATCTTCTTTATTTCCTTTTCTTCAGTATATTTGATAATAAAATTACTATCAACATTAAGTATATTTACTATACGTATACTATAATTAAACATATACTTTATCGAATTTGCTAGAGTATACATATTACAATAAGAATTCTTAAGTGTATTAATGTCTACCATATAAAATGCTTCATCATTATCGCATGCAAGTTTTACTAAATTTCCATCATGTTTGGAGTGAGTTTTCCATCCTAAAGTTATATTTTTAAACAAATACTTCATAAGATCGTGTGCTCGTTCAGAATTAAGTTCTTGTTTTATAAATTCGCATACTTCAACACAAACATTAAGAACTGCATTGCATATTGTTTTATATATAGATTTGTCATAACATGCAAGTGATTTTGTATAATCAAGATCAGATTTTATATAAATATTTTTAATAATACATTGATTCATAGTTGTATATAAATCTAATACGGTATGTGTCGGCAAGATATCTGTATTGTCAAATTCACAATTAATAAATTCAGATCTACTAAAATCAGCGCCATGCATGTCGCAATTAGTAAATTTACAATTAGTCCATGTACTATAACAGCCGTCAATAAGTTTAAAATTACAGTTCATAAATGTAACATCAATGACATCTGCATGACGAAAGTCAGCACGTACAAATGAACATTTATCATAATTACCTGTAATTGTAGAATGCGATAATTCGGATTTGTCAAATAACGTATCGACAAAATCACCTGATAATTTAGTTAATGTAGATGTGGTAACGCATGTAGCGTTAGCCAATTCCATTATTATAACTAGCTTAATAATGTTCATCTAATTAAATTCAATTTTAAAAAAATTACTCAAATAATTTATCAATGAGCTGGCTAATTAACGTACTATTAATATATTTTTCTATTAAATTACGATATGTAGTAACATTTATTTTTCCCATAACTAAAAGTATTTCATATAATGAATCTGTGTTAATAAATTTATATAAACGCATATACGCCGATTTAAGAATTTGTAAATCTATTTCTAATAATTCATCAGAATCTTTTTTTAGCTTTATTTACTAAATCTTTATCATATTGGTTTTGTAATTTATATTCATAATGTACCATTTGCAATAATTTTATCATAAATTTATGATTAAGTCTGTGTTTTACTTCATTAAGTATTGCAATAAATGAATTAGTAACTGAACACTTAATAACATTTCGGATAGATTTATTAAATGAATCTAACGTCTTCAAATTATAATTTAACAATTCGATAAATGAAATTGTACAATTATTCATAATAGTACATATATCAACAGTGGTATGTGAAAGTATATTTGTATGTTCAAAATTACAATTGTTGAATTCAGATTTGGAGAAATCAGCATATGTTGTATTACATTTGATAAATTTACAATTAATCCATGTACTATAACAACCATCTATAATAGAAAGATCGCAGTTAGTAAATATCGCGTCAGTAATATTAGCATGACGAAAGTCAGCACGTACAAATGAACATTTATTGAATGTTCCGGTAATGGTAGAATGCGATAATTCGGATTTATCGAACAGTATATCATTAAATTCACCTGATAGTGTCGTTCTAGTCGATTCAATTTGACTCATCATAAATCGTTGACGACTAACTAGATGTTAATAGATAGATAAATTCAATTTTTTCACACTATATCAACCTAATCAATACCTAAATAAATTTCGGCTTCATCGATTGTTCTTGACCTATCAGTAGGTGTGAGTGTAGGATATTTATCAACGATTGCTCGTAATTCAGTTTTCAATTGTTCTTGTAATCGTTGTTCAGTTGTTGGATTTATTTCTCTATCTGATTTACCTAAATATACTTCGCCGAGAGTTTTAAGATCATTATCTGAATCTTGAATCGCAGCGGATGCAATTGTATCGTCAAACATTTTCTTTATTTCATTAAAAATTTCTCGTCGAATATCTTGCGTAGTATTCAATGCGCCTATACGAGAATCGGAGTCAATCGTAACTCCTGACCCTAGAACTCGTGCGGATCTACCATTCGCACATACAGGTTGCCCATGTTCTACTGCATCGTTTAATGCGTCTAGTAATGCTTCTCGTAATCCTTCAGATACATTTGAATTTTCTGGAGCTTTAGTTCTTTCCCATACCAGCGATAGAATTTCACGTTCATTAATACCAAATGTATGTACTATACCACCCTGTAACATTATTTCAAGAACACGATTAGCGTTATTTGTGCCATGAGCACGTACGTAAGTAGCAGCTTCATGTATCGACTCTAATTCATTGTAGTCGACATTAGCTTCTGCACTTGATTTAAGTAATTGAATTGTCTGTCTTAGATTATTATTAACTGCAGTATCATGAACATTCTGCGAATCACTGCGAGTAGCAGCAGCCTCAGTTATAGCTAAATTAACTGCATCTAAACGGTTTTCGGTAACTTCCTCGGCATGTTCAATACGATTTTCCGCGGTCTGTTTATTAACATGAGTCATTGTATTAGTAAGATTATTGATTGCGATATTACCCATTGCAGGTCTCTGCACTCCGATAAATTGTGCAACTCCAGCTATAATAGTATCAGTAATTACTTCATTTAATATTGCTTGATCTAATGCAGTATCATAGTCGACTGTTAATTCATTGATGGTTGTTTGATCTTGTATTTCATTATTAAGGACTGCAATTTGTCTGATTCGTCCTCGACGATAATAATCAGCTGCAGTAGCATGACCACCTGCTATCCGTCGTTCAACACGTGCTAATATTTGGTTAGCACGTTCTTCATATGGACCTGCGTCATCTAGATCAATATCGTGATCACTGAATGCATTTATTAATATTAGTATACCTACTAGTATAATAACTGCACCAACAATTACTAATATATTTAGATGCATGTATATATGTATGTATAAATATTTACAATTTATTTATCGCAGGTGCAAATAATGAAATTATTGTTCTGATACCAAATGTAGTTATTTTTTATACCTATATATGTAATTTCCTCTCGAACATACCGGGCTATATATTAATGTGTAAAAAATTGAATCAATACTAACATATTTTATATATCATGGACATTGATAGTAAATTAGTGACAATAATACGTAAAAAGTTTGACATAATACGCATCGATGGCGAATTATATGCTCATATACCTAAAGACATATGGGATAAACATATCGCTGATAGTAAGCTAAGTCTATCAGATGCTCAAGTAAGTACAAGTCAAGTAAGGAACAACAAAATGACTGATCATAAATATACTATATTTACAGATGGTGGATGTAGTGATAACGGTGGTAAAAATCCAGTCGCATCATATGCTTATGTGATATTTAGTGATGGTAAAGAAATTCATCGTGAGTCAGGATTAGTAGTTCAAGGTGTTCATGGTGATGAAAAACCTAGTAACAATCGAGGTGAATTATTCGCTATATTATATGCACTTGAGTATGCAGATAAATATAATTTATCAAATGTAACTCTATATAGTGACTCAAAAATATCAGTTAATACTATAAACGAATGGTATAACACATGGATAACTAAAGGTATCGTAAATAAAAAAGCGAATGCTAAACTGATAACTGCAGTTATGAATATATACGGAAGATTAAAAAATATTACAGTGCTGCACTGTCGAGCCTCACATGGGCATGAGCCAGACGAGAGCGATCCTAGTTATATGATATGGTATGGTAATGATATTTGTGATAAAATGTGTTCACAGAGATTAGTTTCATAGTAAATTTTTAATATATCCGCGTCTAATTAGCTGGTCTACGGTGATATATCCAAGTATGATGATTATCAGTAATAATAAAAACATAACTTCATATATACATATATAAAAAATATTTTTTATACATAATTATCGCTCAATAGAATCTCAGTAGCCTCCACGAAGTCTTAGGACTAAGTGCATAGTAGCCCCTGCTTCTACACCATAATCCTCAAGAGTACGTTCCTCCACTATCTGTTTACCTTGGAAGATGAGTCGTTGTTGATCAACTGGAATACCTTCCTTTTCGCTAATGCGTTGCTTAAGAACTTCAACAGTATCAGTCTTCTCAACGTCAACAGTAATAGTCTTTCCAGCGAGAGTCTTAACAAGGAGTTGCATTTGATTTTAGTAGATCTGTTTGGGTTAGAATGATCATATAAATACATATTCAATTTTTTTATTTTGTAATATATTTAATATTTGTGTTCAATATTGTATTGACTTCACGTTTAAGAAGAATAAACAAAAAAATATATCTAAATTTTTATATTAATCTTAATTAGCTAATGTTTTGGATCCATTTAATTCCATGCAATATTTACCTGCTTCCTTAATAACTTCATTCATACCAATAGCTACTTCCATAGGAACACTAAAGTCAAAGAAAATGTCACCTCCAGATCCATGAACTTCACAACCGAATTTAAATCTATCACCAGCAGGATTATAATAGCTGCTTGAATTGGATCCGGCATAATATCCATATAAGAATTTACCAAGGGTATCGCACATACGTACATCACACATACGTACATCACACATATCATATTTAAATGTTGGTGTTAATATAGTAAATGATCCAAAGTCATTATCTTCAATCAATACTTCAAAATCTACGTAAGTGCCTTCATATTCAAACCGTTTCTTAAATTTTTTCATTACTAGCGCCCCATTATTATTTTCGTTGTCTTTGATGATTTCGATTAAATAATTTATAGTACTTTTTAGGTTAATAATACTATCAATTGTTGCAGTTACATGAGCATTTGATGCAACAAATTCATCATATATTTTTTTAATTTCATCTTTATTAGATAATGTGTTTATATCAAATAATTGTATATTTGATTTATTATTTTCAACAATATAATTACGTAAATTGTTAATTGCTTCATTATATCTATCTGTAAGTGTTTGCAAGCGTTCAGTTAAGGATATTACAGTAGTCATTAGGTAGTTAAGTAAGAATAAAAGTAAAAAAAAAATAAATTCAATTTTTTATATAACTGATTAATAAGTTAAATAATTGCAACTATCTAATCACATCCATACATGTCTACGATTGTAGATATGTAGTAATCTACGAACTAATTCCAAGAACTGCATCTTATCCATATTACATACTAACGCATTTGTATTCAAGAATTTCTTATTATGATTTAGTTTAACATTATAAATCCAGTCGACGACATGGATGATACATTGATCCATACCAACTGCAGCCTTATTAAGTATGCATAATGAGATACCTTTAGTGACACAATATTTAGGAAATCCACTATGTAGCGGGGCAACTTTAAATCCAATTTTATACTCCGGGCAATATCCATCAAATCTAAATGAGTTATCAACACCACTGTCAGTGTCATATTGGTCAATGAAATCTGATCCAAAGATAGTCTCGAATACTCGACACGCATCGTAAAGTAACGATTTCACTTTGATATGATGATCGATATCGCATTCAATAGCAGTTTTTTGTTTTAACATAGCTTCAATAGGTGCCACGAATACTTGACCACATGATACTAAATCATTACACGATTCGTCGCGAGAAATTGCACCAGACCCCATTGCCGTTAATAACATGCACTTGCGATTAGTGCAATATGGATTATGTCGACTCCTATTACATTTCCACTTGATTAGACTTTCTTTGTCATATGCAATACCCGCAATATATTCAAAGTCAGTCTCCAATTGGTCTGCACCAATAAATGTATTAATTCGTTTAGTATGTCTACATGCTGGTGATTTGTCAAACATATGTGGATTTACATCAGTATATGTCTTCTCGATAAGAGCCATTGTAGTCTTATAACTAGCTGGACTAGTATGATCTATTGATGATGCGGTCGCTGATGCATATTCAGTAGGAATTATTGATTCTACCTTCTTCTTACGGCTACGAGCATCGATGTTATTATCAATTTTTCTCGGTTTAGCTGTAACAATTTCTTCACAGTGAATTTGATGTACATGTGCAATTACATCGCAAATAGGGCATGTTCCAGTAGCAGCATGTATATTAGGAACGTAGAATTCATGTCCGTACTCACATATAAATCCATGACGAATGTATGTCTCATTATAAACTTGTGATCGTTTATATTCGAAATTAGTATATATTCTTAGAATTTCTAAAAATTCCTTACATACTGCACAATCAAATTTCGCAAGTTCAGCTTCAGTTCCAACATGATTAATTAGACAGTGTCCACTATATGTGATGTCCATGGTTAACACAAGATACGCAGCCTAGATACACAATATCATCATAGATTCAATTTTCTAAAAATTGAATTTCATTGATGGTTAAATATTCTAAGTAAACAAAAATGCGTCGTGGAGCTAAAGTACAACATGTTCTTGCCGATGCAGGTAGCAATGGTTCGGAGGATATGTCAAAAATTCATAAAATTACCGACCATGTATATACAGGCATATCACAGGCACCATTCTTGACTGATCATTATGATGAAGTCGAGAATCCAGCTGGTCTAAAGACAGGATTATATCCTCATCAAAAAACCGTGGTACAAGCATTGTTAGACTTAGAAGAAAAACGTATGCTAACTATTGATGGTAAAGAAGTTGCATCTAATGCAATTATTCTTAGTGAACCATTAGGTTCGGGTAAGACGATTGAAATTCTATCAATGATCTTACTTAGACCACGACCGAAAGCATTCATTTACTATGCATCTAGTTTTGCTTATAATTCCGATTATGACGATGTAGTATTCAAGGTCAAGCATACTGGACAATCATTAATGAAGTTTACTGCTGTTATGGTAGGATCATCCGTGCTTGAACAATGGTCTGACGCAGTTACTAGATTTACAAATCTAAAGCATTTAATTGTTGGAGACCAACATGATATGAATGTATTTAAACGACTGGTTGATGAAAATAAGATAAATTCTTACGACATCATTTTAGTAAAAAATGGAACTTTGTCATGGGATGGAAAACATGTCCCTATGGTCAATGTATTTAGTGAAATTATCGGAACACGATGTGTAGCTAGAGTAATTTATGATGATTTTGATACTATCAAATTGCCACCAGGTTCAAGATCAATCTCTGCGCTAAGTTCTATTTATGTAACAGCGACGTCGAATGACACATCAAAGGATCAGCGTAATAAATCCGACCCTACGATGCTTGAAATGATACGATCAATGTATCATATTGATCTCAATACTGTAATGAAAGATAAAAAATTATTCAGATATTTCAATGTTCATAATCATGAAAATTATGTACGTGATAGTACTGCTATTCCAAAAATTAATGTATTCAAATACACATATAAAAATCCAGATGACAAATTCTTGGCGCTCATGGATGTCATGGATGATGCTCAGGCTAATCAAGTAATGGAAATGATTAATGGTGATGCTGTTAATACTGCAGCTGATGCTATTGGTATTAATAGTACATCTGTAGCTGATATCTTCCAAAGAATTTTAGGTAATAAACATCGTGATTATACATCTGCGGTTAAATTACTTAAACATATTAAGGCATCGATTACTTCAATAGATGAACTTGATGAAGACGAAGACGGTAAAGAAATTTCATCAGCAGCATTCGACACCTTTAAATCAAAGATTAATAAATTACAATCACATGGGTTAGAGGTTAGATCTCAAATTGCTATTGATTATTTGAGGGAGCAAATTCCTGAAATTGAATCAACTAGAGATGAAGCTGGTCGCGCACTAGATCGTGTCATGAGTAACTTAAAGGAAGGAGATTGTCAAATCTGCTGTCTGGAGTTAGCTGATACTGATGTATTTATTGTTAAATGCTGTGGTATAATTCTATGCAGTGAATGTTGTTTCAAGGGTTGCCAGATTAAGAAAAAATATGATCCTATTGCTAATGTCACACATTTGCATGGTTCATGCGCAAACTGCAAACATATTGTATTACCTCATAGCGATCTTATCTTCGTAGATAAGAAGTTTGATATTGCATCGTTAGATGAGGATACTATGGTGGAAAAACACGAGGAAGAAATCATGGCTCAAAAAGAAGAGACTGCCTCTCAATTAGGTATTCCAATCGAGGAAGTAGAGGATCCAATTAATCCTAAGTTGCAGGCACTACTAGACATTGTCGAAGGTAGAGTACCTGATCAATGTGAAAACATTCCATGTGTAATTAAGCATCTTATTGAAGGATCACGGGATGAAATTGGAAATGATCCTATTAAAGTACTACTCTTTGCAAATTTCTCCGAGACTCTCAATAACTGTGCGGAATTCTTGAAGGAAAAATCCATCGAATACTTACGTATTCAAGGTACTTATACCCAGAAAGCTGAAGTAGTAAGTGAATTTAGAACTAACCCTAATATCAAAGTATTACTAATAAATGCATCTGATTCATGTGCAGGTCTTAACTTAGCATTTGCTACTGATTTAGTATTCTTCCACAAAATTCTAAATCCTGACATTGAAGCTCAAGTAGCTGGAAGAGGTCAACGTATTGGACGTAAACAAAACTTACGTATTCACTATCTTACATATACTAATGAACGTGCAATTTAATCTCAATTAAATTTACTTTTTTATCATATATATCATGGCTGCTAAGAGGATAATATCTGATTTACAAGCCCAGATTGATGGTCTTGCTTGTATCGTCGGAGGAATTGTTAAATCAGATCCGTTGATAAATGTGTATTTATACTGTGACCATGCAATGACCGTCAGTGATATTAAGATTGAAGACAATCGTATATATATTAAAAATGACATTTTAAATTTAATTGTTGATAAAATATCATCTAGATATCACCTTAGTGGATATATTTTACAGGAATATGTGGGTGATATTTTTGATGTAGTGTATTATGACGGAGTAGAATTTAATAGTATCAACGACGTAATGAATGAAACTTATTTACCACGAAATGGAATAAATATGATTGTATCTAAGGATCAATTTAATAATTACACTAAAGTGTAAGTATAAAAATCATCACATATTAGTTAAAAAATTGAATTTACTTTTTTACCAACATTCATCATGCAATCGTCTGAAGGTATACTATGTATTATCAAAGAACTTATCAAAACACGCCCAGTTTTAGAATTGTATTTATATTGCGATGACGTAATACCAACGACAAGTATTTATATTAGGAACACAGGTGCATGTATTAAGACTGATAATTTAAAATTATATGTTTCCAATAGCAGTGTAGGTAAATTTTATCTCTCAGGGTATATTTTACAATATGATAATCCAGATCACAATGCTATATGGTATAATACAAAACAATTTGCATGCATATCTGATGTGGCTGCAGAGATTCATTCACCAAAAAATGGAATGTTAGTTAATATTATACGGGAAGAATTTGATGGATATTTAGCGCTTGTATACTGAATGGTGACCTTCACATTTCATATTCCAGCATGTATCACATAATAGATAGCTGGGTGCTCCAACATCAAAATGCTTGTCAGCATTATATTGATTGTATTCCTCTACCATATCATCAAATTCATCTGGCGTCATCCATCGCCTAGTGCCGTCAGGATAAGCGACATTTATTGTTTTTTTGTTGTTATTATCTTCAGAGTTCATGGTGTGAATAATATTAGAATAATAAATTCAATTTTTACATAAATGTAACGTCATGAGTTAGTAGTATAGTCCTTGCACTATTAAATGCATCTTCATATGTGTCAAATGATTGTACACATGATAAATCATATAAGTACGGTTCATTATATACATATTGTATTGTATACGTAGGTATATTAGATTTATTCCTTATGATAATATCGGATTCATCAACATTCCTATACTTCGGTTTGTCTTTATGTGTAGGTTTATTAAAATAAATACTAATAAAATCATAAATGCATATAACACACATAACTGTAACGATATTAATACTAATGTAAAATCAATTTTTTACTCGATAGTATCGCTGGTTGAATTTAATTCTTTTTTATATTTATGTATTAATTCCATGATATGATAATTTGTATTTATTATTCCACTAGGTAAATATTTTATGTCTTTAATACTCATAGAGAAGTCATCGTGTAAATATACGGTAGTCAATGTTCTAGGCAAGTATTTTAATCCTTCGTTGGTTATTAAACTATTCCAGAATAGTTTAATAAAGTTAACGTCCTAGGTAAATATTTTAATCCTTCATTGGTTATCAAATCGTTACAATGTAAATCCAGAGTTAATAATCCCCCAGGTAAATCTTTTAATCCTTCATTAGTTATCGATTTATTCCAATGTAAAGATAGAGTTAATAACTCTCTAGGTAAATATTTTAGTCCTTCATCAGTTATTAATTCATTGCAATCCAAATTCAGTGTTAATAATTCTCTAGGCAAATATTTTAATCCTTCATTAGTTATTAATTCATTTCCTAATAGGTTTAAATACGTTAATCCTACAGGTAAATATTTTAGTCCTTCATCAGTTATTAATTCATTCATATGTAAATTTAATGATACTAATCCGCGAGGTAAATATTTTAACCCATCATCTGATATTGATTTATTATACGTTAAATCTAATAAAGTCAAACTTCTAGGTAAATATTTTATTCCTATATTATTCATTTTTTCACACTGATTATGTTTACTATTCATACAATATCTAGCATAACATGAAACACGAAGTGTGGATAATTTTCTAGGCAAACGTTTTATTTGTCTATTCGAACTTAAATTTGGACAATATATATGTAGCGATCGTAATTTTCTAGGTAAATATTTTATAGAATTGTTTTTTAACCCGCGATAATGATCAATATTAATGTCAGTAATACCACCGTTTAGAAGTTTAGTATTTAATAGCTTATCCGAAATGATTAATTTATGTGTATCTTCATAGGATAAATAGCTAGTGATAATATTTAGTACATCTATAGATGTACGTGGCAAAGACATTTGTTATCAAAGTGTTAAACTAATAAAAAAATAATCAATTTTTATAAACTTAATGATTTTGTTGTATATAAATATACACATGGATAGTGAACTATATTTCGATGCAGCTGCGACGACGATGATGTCTCAGGATGTCATTAAAGCAATGAATTATTGGTGTAATAGAGGTAACCCTAGTTCAGCACATAAATATGCAGAAGAATTTCATACAATGAGGACATCATTTGAAGAAATGATAGCTACTCATGCTAAAATCAAAACCAGCGACTATTATTTTATATGGACCAGTGGAGCATCCGAAAGTAATTGCACCATTATACAATCTGTAGTAAAATCATACAAGTTACATAAAAACATTATTCCACATATTATTGTGTCGGCAGTCGAACATAAATCTATTATGAGTTTAGTAGAATGTCTGGTCGAGTGCCATGAAATTGAACTTACTGTTATCCCAGTGGATTCTAATGGTACTATAATAATTAGTGAATTAAAATCGTCGCTAAAACCTAACACTGCGCTCGTGTGTATACAAAGTGCAAATAACGAGACCGGTGCATGTAATGATCTTATAACTATATCAGATATATGCCATCAATACATACATGGAGATACTGGTGCTCGTGTACATACACAAATACCAATTCATGTAGATGCGGTCCAATCGTATGGTAAAAAAGGAGTAAATGGTAATCTAATTGACTCATTTTCTATATCATTTCATAAATTTGGAGGTCCTCCAGGGGTCGGATGTTTAGTGGTATCGAAAGAATTCTATGATGGATATGATATAAAGCCGTTAATACATGGATCACAAAATTCGGGCCATCGTGGCGGGACAGAAAATGTACCTGGAATCGGAGCAAGTTACGCTGCTACTAAAATAAACTTTGCATCGCGAGATGAAAAAAATACTCACCTGTCAAACATGAGAAATTATTTAATCAAGCAATTAAATCGATTCAAAGCATTTCCATTAATGAGTTATGAAAAATATTTACAAGACAAACCATCTAATGCACTTGTTATAGTGGCATCAAAAGTATGTATGTCGCATATTATGTTGATATCATTTGTAGATCAACAAAAACGAATATGTGGTGTAAGACTTCGTAAATGGTTGGCGTCACATAACGTATATGTATCGGTCGGCAGTGCATGTAATACAAAATCAGAAAAAGCATCACATGTTCTTGATGCAATTAGCGCTGATGAATTTATACGGGCAGGTACATTAAGAATATCATTTGATGATTCGGTGACAAGTAAAAAAATAGATAAATTAATAAATGCAATTGTAGAGGGGTTAAAGAATACTATTGAAAAGTAATTACTTACTAATTATTCGTACGCAATTGAAATTGATACTCCATTAATACGAGGAATCCATGGTCGATATTCATGTACGCGATGATCAGAATTATAGTACGGGAAGAAATCATGTTCAACGTTGATACGATAGTATTTGACAAATTCATACAAGATAACTTCAATATCTATAAATGAATACAACAGGCATTGGATGAAATATTTGCCAGACTTAATAGTCAAATATGGATAATTATATTGAGTATGATTTCCATGGCAATAAATAGTAAGCTCAATTTGAAGACCTTTATGTGTGATAACTGACTTACATTTATACCAATCTTTACATTGCTCTACCTTTTGGTCTTTAGTCAAATTGTAATATGACTTAATGACATCAATATACTCCTTAGACGCGTGCATATCATTAATAAACTTCTCCATGTGGTATTAATGACGTAGATATAATGGATAACATAAATTCAATTTTTACGCCAGAAAAAATTAATCCATGCATACATAATTAATTTGATTGTTCAATCTCTGAATAAATAAACCATCTTACCATTGATTTTTTTACCATAGGCGCCAACTCTATTGTATGAGAATTTTAATGTAGTCTTTACATGAAATGTCGTATATGCAACAATATTAGTGTAACAATAAATGACATCTTGTTCGTCTTCAAATATAATATGATATGTATACGACGAATCAGATAAATTTGTTACTTTACTATCTGCAATAGATTTTAATAATGGACTTTTTCTTCCATTTAATTCATCAAATGATTGTCCGAATAGGTCCTTAACTAATGACATGACGACTGAATACATTAAAAAAAAAACAAATTCAAATTTAAAAAAAAACAATTAATCTCTGAATAGATAGACAATCTTATTACCAACTACTTCTCCATAAGCTTCTTTATTTTTATACATAAATGAATAACTCAATTTAGTATCTGTCACTAGAATTGATACCTTTACTGGTAATGCACTATAGCAGTATATAATGCTAGGTTCATCTTCAAAGATGATATGAGAAATATATGATGACTCATCTAATTTAAAGACAGCCGCTTTAGACCACTTCTTCAATTCAGCTGAAGGTAATTGATTAGGAAATACTTCGTCAAAGGACTTTCCAAATATATCATGAACAGCCGACATTGTGGTAAGAATATATTAACTGAAGTTAATTCAATTTTTTCGGAATCATAAATACATTCCAATGAAATTCAAAAAAATAATTGTGTTTACCTAATTGTTATTAGCGCCTCACCCGGGCCTAAGACCTGTAATTATATTCACGGCTGTCGGCCACGACCGACTTAGCGCAAGATCTACGATCTGTGCTGTAATTAGAGTTCATCAGCTACTTCGGCAACCTCTTGCTTAGGAGCCTTTTCTGCAGCCTTGGCATGAGCCTCGAGCTTCTCCTTGAGTTCGGCAGCAAGCGCATTATATCCGGAAGTAGGATAAGATACTGTTCTAACAGCAGCCCATGAACTAACTTGAGGAAGATCCTCAGGCTTAAACTTGTAGTCCTTATTAGCCTTTACCTTAGCTTCTTCAACTTCGAGAGCCTTAGGTTCTGGAACCATAATAGGCTTGAGCTCAAGAGTCTCGACACGCTCATGACCATCAGTCAAGAGGATTTCGAGAGTATGCATGACAGATGATTCAGAGATAGTCTTATTCTTAAGACATTCAGTGACCTGCAATAGCAGTGTTGAGAACCTGACAAGTACATCAGTAATTACATCAGATACATGTGATCTAATTTCCTTACTAACACGAACCGACTTGAATGAATCATTAGCATTGATTAATTGCTTGCAAACTTGTCCAACATAGAATCTGAAACTAGTTCCAGAATCAGCTTCAGATTCATCATCGACTTCCGCCTCAGCAGCAGCCACAAGCTTAGCTTCTTCAGCCTTCTTAGCCTCCTCAGCAAGAGCGGCTTCAGTCTTCTTAGCACGAATGGAAAGTCCATATTGCTTCTTGACATCACGTTCAGTTTGCTTACGAGTAGATGCAGCAAGTTCTTCAGCGGCCTCCTTTGCTACGCGAGTAGCTTCTTCTCTGAAGCTAGGAACATTAGCATAAAGTGGATATAGTGAAAGCTTGCTAGGGTCAGACTCATGTAGATGAGCGACGCTAATAATCTTACGCTTATTTTCAGTTGCATATTTCATAGTATGATGCATTAATTCAGATACCATACGTTCAGCAACAATGCTAAGAACTAATGGAGTATTTTGACTAATTCTAAATCTTTGACTAGATAGCGCAGCTAACTTTTGTTCAACAGGCTTAGCAACACCAGCACCAGCGGCTACGGTTGCTTCAAAAGCAGCACGTTCAGCATCAGTGATGTCTCTAGATTTAGTTTCATATTCAGCTGGCTTGGCATTAACAGTTACTCCATCAACAATCTTCTCAGGTTCCGCAGCCTTAACTTCAACTTGTTCGGAAACCTTACCACTGCTAAGAGCAGTCTTAGCGGCTACATACTTAGGGTCTAAGAGAGCCTTTTGAACAGCAGTTTCAGCACAAATATTCTTATTTAATCCATTACGATCAATGTGAGTACGAACTCTGGCAGCACTTACAAGCACTTCAGGAACCTTAGCAGCACGCTTAGGTTCAACAGGTTCGGCAACCTTAGCGGCGACCTTCTTAACAACACGAGTAGCAGACTTCTTGGCAGACATTGATGCGGCGAATATGTATATACGTAAGTATATTTAGATTGAAATAAATCCTTAAAAACATATTCAATTTTTTACACATGTAAAAAACAAAGTCGTACCTGGTATGATTATATAAAATCATCTTCAGGATCATCGGCTGCTTCATTCTTTGAATCAGATTCAGATGGTGCATTTGGTTTATTATTGTCACTAGTATCTACATCTTTAATATCGGCAGATTTAGTATCGATATCTTTAGTATCCTCAGTACCTTCATCATCACTGATATCTTCCTGTGTCTTTAATGAATCTTCATCTGATTCATTAGTCTCGGGTTCGTCTAGGTCTTGTAATTGTTTATTCAACTCATCTATAGTTGGTTGTTTTTTCTTAGTTTCGGATGATTTTTCCTTATTTTTGCTGGATTCATTAGTCTTATCATCTGTCTTAGTATCACCCTTGCCATCACTACCACTGGAATTTTTAGTCTTTGTTTTATTAGTATCCGACCCGTGTTTATCCTTTCTCATGAAAATATACAATATAACAACAATCAATAATGTTATTAAAATAGCTATGATGATAACATATTTATTGTTCCATAGCGAGGACATAAATCCTTTACCTGATTCTTTATCAGTAGCTTGTTCAGGTTCACTACCATTATCGTCGACTTTTTGTTTTTTAGTCGACTCAGATTTTTGATCTGAATATCTAGGGTCGACTTCTATAATATCATCCTCAGAATTCATATTTAGAATATCTGCTATTTCAACTAGTCATATACAATTTAAATCACAATAAAACAAAAATGATAATATAATATATACTTATATACGTAAATGCAGGTGGAACTAAATAAATGTAATGATATACTAGCATCCATATATGATGCGGCTACATCATATTATGATAAAATATCTGACATAGTTAACAAGATATCACCTAACAATAATTATGCAGATATTATTAAATTGATAAATAAAAAGTTAAAAATGCCAGATGACTTGTTGTCTCATGTAGAACTTTTCGATACCATCAATAGTATTACAGCGTACCTCAATGATATATCCACAATGGTATCTAATGATACATATAGTAAGGCAGCATTATACAGTAAATCTGCCACTTATTCTATGCAACTTACCCAACAGAAAAATATTATATTACAATATATAGATAAGTGGTCAAAAATAAATTTAGATACTTTGGCTGTATATGATAAGACAGTAGATATAAATGAATTACTATCGGTAGCCTCGACTCATATGAATTATTTTATAATTTCATTGATACGAAAATCATACGACCGTAGATTAGAATCGGTTGTTGAAAAACAAAAAGATATAGCACTAGGTTCGACATCAAGGATACCAAATATAAATGCTATTGGATGCCAAGCTATTGTAACTAGAGGTAACCTACTACCTACCAACGTTAATAAATCGTATGATGAATTATTAACATTAGCTAAGACAGGACCTAATGTAATTTTATTACGTAACGGATGCCCTAGTCCTATTATATTTAATATAGAAGGGTTAACATCACTTGACTATATTACAAAACATGATCTATTAACGGGTACATTTACTGGATTAAATAAGAAAATAATTAGCAGGTATAATACTGTATCTATAGGAGATGATACTATGCCAGGTGTCATAGAAGTAATTACTGGTATAGATACATTTTATACTATATATGAAAATATATCTGGTGATCAATTCAGGTTACTGACAATTGGAGGTAAAGATTTACTTACTGAAGCGCAAGTAAAATTTACAAGATCAATATCAACGCGACCGCTACAATACTCCGTTAAATCATATGTAAGTCCAATAGATCCTTATTATAACATGCGTGTTGATAGATATACTTCAAGTCAAATTAATTTGTCACCAGATATTATACAGAGACGTATATACGAAAAATTTTCATTATGGTTCGCTACAATTATTAATATCATCGACAGCAATGACTCATTTCATGAGAATATTATTAATCGAGATAAGACAAATGAAATTATTATCGATGTATTAACTACTGAAACCGAGACTTATGCTGATTATTCCGACCCTGAGGTTATGTGTAGTCATATAATAAAATTCGAAAGTATATGCAGGGAATTTATACAGCTAGTAGAAAAACAGTTATTAAAAATTAATATACCTAGTCGATTATTCAGTGAGGAGACTAGAAGGAGTATCGAAGATACTTTACATGGGTATATGGACGATATATATAAAACCGCTATTAATGAAATAGGAGATAGATGGGCTGACTTTGACCTTGAAATAAAAGAATCATTTAGTAAATTTATAAAAAATTGAAGTTGAATATATAAATTATTCACAATGAGCAAAGTAGATAATAGATTTAATAACGTGTGCTGCGACATACATAGGTGTCAGCTAGCTGTACTGGCGAAATCATTACGCGAATTAAATGTTGATACTCATGTCGAACAATCTAAGAAGAAAAATTCGCATAAATATATTATCAATGCCGAGATATATGTAACTACACTTATAAAATTATGTATTACGCATACTGATAAATATTCTGACGAGGGTGAGTTTATTAGATGTACTAGTACTAGTACATTTAGTACTTACATAGATGTACCTAAAACTGTATGCGTTGATTACATTGTATCCCATGAGAATGTCAATAAGATACTATATGATGTAGCACGTGCAGCTAGATATGGTACTGACGTAGTTGTACCAATTAATAAATATGTACCTACGATCATAGAAGCAAAAAAAGTTATCGAAAAGCAATATCTTCCAGGTATTGCAGGTGTTTATGCTAAACATGTCGACGCTTATGGAGCTAGTACTGCCAAACATAGTTCGTGGTAATATTATTCACTGAGCGCCATATGATATGCAATAAGTTCATCTAGTGAGGAATCATTTGTACCAAATTCATCGCATGCACGTAATACATTATATACATTTCGATGATCATTCATGGTAAATCCTCTCAACCATGTATATGTTGATTTTTTACCTGGATGTAGGATGTTTATTCTTTTAATGTTTGTATATGAGTCATCATGAATAATTGCTATAATATATTTATCATTCTGCATGATTATAGTGTTATTAAGTTTTATCATGCACTCAAGACCATGTGATGCTATCAGTGATATTAGTTCATTAAATTTATTTTTATCGGGTATAATTTCATCATGAGAGAACCACAGCGAAGACATTTCAAAGACTGTATTAGTAAATTACAAATTCAATTTTATATTTTATTCCCATGCTATATTAACCTGTTTAGTATATTCATCCCATGAAAAAGTCTTACCAACTTTAGGACCATCTCCACTAAATAAATGTTGTCTAAACTCAAACATTATTTGGTCGGGTACTGGTGATTCCCTAAAATAATTCCATTTAATTCCATTTAATCTACACCAGATATAAAATAGAGAATACACACCACATTCTGTACGAGATCTCTGTTGTTTTCTATTAGTCACTGGTACTACTTTGGCATTAATATTAATAGATTCTAATTGTCCTTTAGTTTTAGATAACCACATCGCCCATTCTCCTACCGGTGAATTTCCAGAACTATTAAAGAATTCTATAGTAGCTACTTTAGTACCATGAGGTCTACACCCTCGCATATCTACAAATAATGCCATCCAATGTTTACCTTGTCCACTATAGGTATCCGAATTAATTACGCAGGCCATCGTTCGGTATCCTGCTTCGTAATTATCATCCATACGGCGGGTAGCTAAAGTATCAGGTTCATTGACGACATATCCACCACTTAATGAATGGTCAGCATAATCTCTCATATTAAAATTATATGGAATAAAATCTTTCCAGACTTCAGTCCATTGAAGCAGGGTCCTATCTATATTTACGTTATTAAGTAATTTATTATCTCTAGGACCTTCGACTTTAAATACTGATAATGCATCTTTACTACCAACTGTTTTTTCGACTACACATTTTTCAGTACCACATCCTTTTATTTTTTTAGCTTGTTCAATTACAGATTTTATATCTCCGGTAATTCCTAGTTTTCCCGCAATAAATTGTACAGTTTTAGAATTACTACATACGTCGGTACGACCTAAATTATGACTGGCAAGCGAACATTCACCTATATGTGTCGGTATAATTTTTGGATCCGAGGTAACACTATCTTTGGTAATAGGTCCATGGTCATTATGAAATGAATCGAGACCAACGTCAACATCACTTGAACCTATGTATGTATCAGTTGTCCCGGTATAGTCTAGTATATTAAAATTTATATCCATACATATATATGTATACATATTAATGACTTGTATAGTTAGAAAAACATTAGCCGATATAGGCGAAGTCGAGCAAGTAAAAGCCATAAAAACATGTACCGGTAAGATGGTTTTTGATCAAGCTACATGGCTATCAAACTATACTAGACTAGCTCATGCTAGGTTTATATTAAATAATGTCACTAATAAGTCGTCGATGATGCGGCAATATAAAATACATCAAAATCAAGATTATCATATTAACGCGTATGACTCGTTGATGATCGAAATCGCATGTGCTAATACTATTATAGAAAAATTTAATACTGCATTGCCGATACTATTATCGAGGTTAATTAAAAATGGATTTAATGTCAATGTAAGTGTGACTGTCATACCTACTATCAATGTTGACCTTAATATATCAAAATTAAATACATCAATTAATAATACTATATCACATATCAACGATATAAATTTAAGATCGATATGTAACACATGTGAGGAAATACCTGCGGTAAATATTAGAAGTTTTGAATATGAAAAAATACCAGATAATACTGACATGTCTATACCGATAGTCACACATGCAATGGAGATAAATATATCAAATATGAAAAAAATGGCATTAACCGAGCACGATATCGCTAATGCTATATCGGTAGTCAATACCGTCGGTACATGTTTGACGTCATATATAAAACAATTAGAGGAAAAATAAATAATTAAATATCTATCAATAGAATAATGGCCGATCTAAATCAAGAAATTGCACAGCCTGTAGTACCAGCACCAGCGCCAGTAGTAAAACGTAAGCCTGGTAGACCACCTAGAGTCCAACCCGCTAAACTTGCTATTGAAGGTGTGGCGCGCGAACCAAAAATTGATGGTAATATCATCGAAGTACTACATAGCTCATCAATATTATTCAAAAAAGCATTCGCGGTATTTAAATCGTTCTCAGCATCTGATATTCAGATTAAGTTTACGCCTACCGAAGCAAGATTTGTTGCCAAGGATCACCTAGGTAAGTCACATATTTATGTCATCATCGATGGTAAACGTATTGAAAGATATTATTGTCAACATGAAATGACATTCATAGTCACATGTGAAAATATACACGGGGTAATGTCGAATATAGAAAAAAATTCTACTAATATTTCATTAATGGTATCATCAAATGATTTGTCGCTGTTAAATATTTACATTACAGATAGTGAATATAATAGTGATTATAAATATGAAGTCCCCATTAAGATCGCAGATATTGAAGAGCCGGTTACGTATCCATATGATGACGCAGAATATCCTATTAATTTTGAGTTCTCACTAAAGGGTCTCAAGTCATTGATGATGAAACTTTCGAAAAATGGAAATGATTTTACATTGGAAAAATCATCTAGCGATCCACTACAATTTGTTTCAGAAAAAAGAAAATTAACTGCACCATATGACGATGATAAAATTAAATTAAAAAATAAATTAGCACCGCATGAAACATTTAGTGTATCGATGACTATTGAACAGATTAAACCTATATTTGTCACAGGGTTGTCAAATGATATCCAAATTGCAGCCGATCCACTCAAGCATATGTCATTTACAGCGAAATTAGAGCAGGATAAAGATTTGTATACCGCTATTGTAAAAGTATTTTCCGAAACAAAGTCTATTAAAAAATAATCGTTAACTAATTATTGCGCGTAATGAATAGAAAAATCTCTAATTATTATCACCATGAAAATCCGAGGGATTTTTCTACAGTCCCAACTGATGTAACTAAACTATATATCATCGATAGCAAATGTAGTGGTATTAATGGAATGGATTTTTCATTGATACCGCGTAATATAACGCATTTAACTTTACGTATATTATTTTTAAAATCATATGCAGGTCTCCCGGAAAATTTGCAGTCGTTTGAAATTTTAGATCAAGCATTTATTGTTGATGGTGCTGATATAAAATTATCAGACTTACCACGATCATTGAAATCAATGGATTATCATGGAGATACAACTATTTTATCTATGAGTAATGATTTACCTGATCTTAAGTGTCTACGATTTTTCCAGACAAGTGGTGACTCTAAAGCATTGGAATTTTTACCTAAGACATTAATAGAATTAAGAATTATATTTCATTACTTCGATACAGAAGATATGAAATTTATATCCGACATTAAAGAATTATCCATGGTTGTACCACATGATATCAATCTTAATGATATTAAGTTTTCACCAGAGTTATCTGATGTAAGAATCATGAAAATATATTAATCTAATATTACATGATCCGGAGTAGATAATGAATAGACATCTGTACTTACTATCCTAACTGGTGATAGGATGGCATCACTACGAGGTACTGAGTGAAATCCTTCGTGTGACGATGGTTTTACAACGATAATTACTAATACAAATATCGCGACTACCGCGACTGCAATAAAAATCTTACGCATAGGTAGTATAAAAGTAGTAACTATATATTTGCAAATATATTTTTTCAATCATATATTATGACCAAGTCATGGCAGCATTAGTAGCAGGAGCAATTGCAGAACCTGCATCACAGGCAATTAAATACATTCTTATCTTTGTGGCGGCACTTGTCGTATTCTTAGTATTAGTTAGTAAATTTTCTGGAGAACATTTTAGCGTAAGACAAAAATTAGCTAAAATGAATCCATGGAGTAGCCATGAGTAGTTATCTAATAATATTTAGTCATATATTTTGCTGAACTAATTAAAGTTTCAATTGCGTCGAAGTCAAATTGTCTAGTTTCAATAACACCAGCTACAGTGGTATATACCCTATATACTAGGTACCAAAATGGCCATATAATACTCATGAACACTATAAAAGTTAAAACATCCATAAGTGAAAATATTTTTTGTTTACATAATTACTAATATGGTGGCTAGATATTAATTAATAATTTTGTTTTTTTCCGCTGCATAGATATTGGTCCGTTAGTTTACATCACTATGCCCGCTAAGAAGTCTGCCACTAAGAAGAAGCCTGTCAAGAAGACTGGAGCAGCCAAGAAGAAGAAGTCTAAGTAATTAAAAAAATATATAACAGTATGATCATGTATACATTTTGATATAGTTGGTACAATTACTTATTAGTATAGTACGTAGGACTTGGTCGATTTGCACTTGTTGATACGAAGTCGTGTGATGACCCTCCAACCTTGTTGTAGGAGATCACTTTTGGCTGTATGTAAGTATGTTTCGGCATGATACGAATCGCTGGACTAATTATAGGAAACAAATTTTCAATTTTTTACAAAAGAAAAATACATATCGGGACACATATAACCACATATAAATAAACGATGAATATCACTCATCGAGAACGATTGTTCGAAACGAATTTCAAGTTTCTAGGCGTGTCCGTGAGGTGCGGGTACTTGACGCGGATGTCGTTGGAGCTAGGAGCTCTATGTTCACTCATTATGTACTAAGCGCTACAGTATGAGTTGTGTACAACAATATATTAGAAAAGAAATTTTCAATTTTTTTATGGAAAAAAATAATTACCTATCAATTCAATTGCTTAGAATGATAACCAAGCAGCGGCGCCAGTTTGAATAAATGATACAGATACACCAGTCGCAAGTGTAATACTTGCATTAGCGGCTCCTCCATTAATAGTACCTCCGGTGGCTGGGAAAATCGCAGCCGTCGTTGCTCCATTATTACGTACATTTATTTCTTGACCAATGGTGGCTGAGCTAGTAGCAGGTAAAATTACTGAATCATTAAGTGTTGCGCATACTGAAATAAAGTTAAATTCAGATGGAAGCGCTGTGGCCGTAGCTTGACCTCCTCCAGCACGAGCAGTGAGTGCGGCGGAAAATGATTTAGTAGAAGTGCCGGAAAATCCAATTTGACCTTGGACAGTCTGACGACTGCTGGCAGTATTAGTTGTGGGAGCCTGAGTAGCAGAGAGTGAAGCATCAGTTGCTACGTCAACATATGTAACGGTTGTACGAGCATCGAGATCAGCTAATTTAAAATATGTGGTACCACCTACTGCTGTACGATATAATGTACGTTTGATTACATTGTCAGGTCCAACTGGAATGGCAGTTAATTGAACTGATCCAGATGCTCCAACACCGGCAACGCTTAATGGAGTACTGAGTGTAGTCTCACCGAATCCAGTAGTATACGTCATACCATAACCATATGTACCAGCAGATAGACCACCGGCTGAAGTATATACTGCACCTGTCAAGGTAGCAGGTACCGCCATGTTAAATCCACTTTGAATAGTCGACATTGCGATGATATTAAGTCATACTTAAAGATAGAAAATAATTTACGATTTAATATTATTCAAATATATTAAATATTAGCGACATGAATCGTAACAGTACTAGTTTTCCGTTAGAATTATTTGAAAAATTCAAGCAAAGTGATTTTCATTCTGAGTATGCATACCTAAAATATTATCAGGCATTAGTTAGGCATTATTATGCTCATTTAATGCCTACTGGAGTACGCGGACTATTAATATATCATACTATGGGTCTCGGAAAATCGATTTTAGGTATATCATTAGCTATAGATTCACTAGAAACTCATAGTCCTATTATGTTGATGTCAAAGTCATTACATAATAACATGCGTGATGCAGTAAAGAAATATGTAAAACTAAGATCGGCAGCTGAACCAGACTATTATTTAGGTAAATTAACTCCTAGCGAATTAGACTCATGGATTAATATAAAATTTTCATTTGCATCTATGAACGCCAGTAATATGATTGATCAAATTGATAAATTAACAACTGCTAATGAATTTGAAGATTCCATCGGAAATTTAATGTCAAAATTTCCCACGTTAGATGGTAGGCATATAATTATAGATGAAGCTCATAATTTCTTCAGAGCAATTGTTAATGGGTCGAAAAACGCATTGACGTTATACACTGCTATTATGAAAGCACGTGATGTTAAATTAACATTTATGTCTGGAACGCCAGTAGCTACTGATCCATTTGAATTAGTACCATGTTTTAATATGTTAACTGGTGACTCATCAACACTACCTGAGGATTATAAAGATTTTTATTCATTATTTGTTGATAAGGATCGTAATACCATTAAAAATAAATGCAAGTTTCAAAATCGTATAGTTGGATTAATATCACATGTATCACATACTAGCACTTTCGGCGCTGGATATGGACTTACTCTGAATGGTGCAGGTGTTGAATTTCCCGAAATGAAGGATTTAATTGTAGAGCGAGTACATATGGATCGAGATCAATACACAGCATATGGGTTAGCTAGAGATAAAGAACTTGAAGAAATGTCGCGGCCTGGTGCTAGGTCATCACATACACCTGCACTAACTAAACCTAAATCCGGGGCTAGTTCCACATACCGTGTCCATAGTCGTATGTTAAGTAATTTTTACTATCCACCGGGTCTTGAAGATGTAGATTTATCTAAATTACCTAAAGGTTCATTTGATATGCCTAAGTTCTTAGCAATCATATCTAATATAGAAAAACATCCGGGTAGAACATCATTAGTATATTCACAGTTCACTGGATCGGGTGGATTAGAACCTTATCATTATTTCTTAAAGGAACGTGGATGGATTGAAGTTATACCAGATGTAAAATCAGAAAATATGAAGGAGACTACAATTGCTGCTGAACCAGTGGTCACTGGTGGTAGTGATATTAATTATTTTGATAAAATTAGGAAACAAGTTCAAGAAGCTATTGATTCGGGTAGGCATCACTATAATACATCAATTACAGGATCTAATGACAAGACTAGTGATGAGGGCAGGTTAATTAACGACGAGTATATATTATTTGATATAAACAAGGTAGGCAGTAGCGAAGTGAAAAAATATGCTGTAATAACAGGTTCAGTAGATCATACACAACGCGCTGCAATTCAAGCACTCATGACATCACAAGCTAATCTTCATGGTGAAATTATTGACTCAATATGTATTTCTAGTACTGGAGCCGAAGGTTTAGATCTAAAGGGTCTAGGTTCTATACATGTCATGGAACCATATTTCATGTGGGGTAGAAATGAACAAATTTTCTCACGAGGACATCGTAATGATTCTCATAAAGATATGCCTAATGACGAAAAATGGGTACAACCGTATATTTATCTAGCGGTAGCACCTGAAAGTGAATACGTGGAAGGTGCAGATGTACCTAAGACAACTGATGAGGAATTATATGAAAAATCATTACATGGATATATGTTGATTGAATCTTTTACTGAAGCATTACGAGAAGTATCTATTGAATGTGCCGCTAATGCAGGATCTAATTGTCGCATGTGTAGTCCTACTGGTCAAAAATTGTTTACTAATAATGTAATAAGTGATGTCGCGGCGGCTGATCCATGTGTAACGTACGTAGAAAAAAAGATTCAATTACCATCAATTGAATATATGGGTATTAAATATTATTATAATGATGATCCAAATTCATTATATGATTATGCTATATATAAACATGATGAACGTCTAGATGCGTATAAAAGATTACCTGAATCTGATACTATCATAGCAAAATTAGTAGAATTAATTGAAAAATAATTATATATGTATATACATATCAATGGGTAATACACAATCAGCGACACCTATATATCGATGTGCATGTTGTAGAAAAAATATAACAGGTGCGGTTTCATATTTTGATCGCAATAATAAAATATACAAGTGTTTAAACTGTTACGAACGAAGATGTCCAATGAGTAAGTACGATAAGTAAGTATAGAAAATAATTAGTTAATTGCTTTTTTAATAAATGCGGATACATATCTATATATGACCATGGGTAATTTTATAGAGACTCCGCAACTAGCTACACATTGCAATTCTTGTAATTGTGACGCACCACAAGGTACACAATTGAATATCAAAGGAATGTGGTTTTGTGCTGCATGTAGTGATAAACATAGAATAGATTTCGAAAATCTTAGGTGCAGACTTCGTGATAATCCAGAACAATTTAAGTTTAAATGGTCAAAAAAATAAAAATTAGACCTCGTCGATGCAAAATGATCCGTGGATTTTTCCGCGGGTATTCTCGTCATCTACATATGCTGATATCAAAATGTCTTTAATATTTTTTGATTTAATTATACAATGAGCATTCGATATATGATGATTACTTTTAGGCTTGACTGAAAAAGTCGTCTCAGTGTTATCATCATATATAATCGTGAACAATATTTGACTATTGAAACTTTCATTGTCAAGTATTATGTTAGTCTCGGTAAACTGTATTGCATACTTCTTAAGCTTATGTAGCTTCATATAAACTTTTCCGGTAAAATGACCATACAATCCGATGCTTGTCCTCACAAGACTTAATGAATATTCAAATACAGATGACATTACGCAACTAAATGTTAGGACAAATAAATTCATATTTTATAAATTTGAATTTACGTCACAATTAATTATTCATGTAGGATTATGATCTGCAAATATTACATAGCTGATAGCCTTGATTGGGTAACTCTTAAATATGTATCTGAAATTGCAGTCAGGGGGTGATCTTCTAGATGTAAATAATAATACATATGTTTATGACGGGCAAAAATTCATATCACTATGTGAGGGAGACGGATGTGCTGAAATGGATCATACAGTCGGTATTGATTTTCCTCCCGACTATTGGACTATTGTTGATAAAATTACAATTACGAGGGGTAATAACTACGCACTAAGTGTTCCAGAACGAGTATCATTGACAATATATTACACATGGATTAAATTTGATAGTTTATCATATACTCATGAATACATTCCCGAAGATATTCTAGAATTAGATTATGTGAAAGAAATTCTTGATAATTATGAACCTATTGTATTTACAAGTACATTAAACGGTGTAGTTACAAAAATTATTAGAAATATCAACTGGTGTATTAATTCATCATATGAATCATGGGATGTTCGTGTAATTAAACCCGGCTATGTGATATGCGATCATATGGTAACTATGTAAAAAAATTGATTTTTTACTCGTTAATATTAGTTTGTTACGATGGCGGAAATAAATCCCGGAGATGTTTACAATAATTTAACACATGGACGGTTTTATGATCTAATAAGTCAATTCATTGATATGTATAGAAAATTAGGTGGCAGGGAACAGTTAAAATATGCCAGAAATAAAATTTATTCATATAATTGGCGCATTTGTATTGGCTATACCATATGTGTATGTAATGGTATGTTTATGCCACTGAGGGAATGTGTTGAATATATGATAGACATCGAAAGACGCGATGTAAAAAATTGATCTTTTTGTATAAATATCATTTACGTAATGGATAACGATAGATATAGCATCCTGATATACGATAGAGAGTTACGTATCAAAAAGTATAGACCGATGTTTATTGATATGTATAGAAAATTAGGTGGAAGAGAACAATTGGAATATGACTGTTGTAGAATTTATTCACAATACTGGGAAGTCTGTTTTTATGATTACAATCATTGTATTATTAAAACTAGATGGGTATCTATGGAAGAATGTATCGGACATGCATTATCGATCGAAGATAGATACAATTAAAAAATATTCGTACTTTTTTTTAACTAAATAGTATCTATAAAGTAATCCGATAAATCAATTTATATGATTATAAATTATATAAATTAATAACATATATTTATATACCCTCAATGGAAATAATAGATATTGATTCGCGGGTAACTATCAATGGTAGTCAATCAACTACCGTCAATGGTAACGGACCTGTATTCATATATAGTAAATCAATGGTAATTATTACAGGAAAAAATAGCAACAAATTATTTCCTTCAAATTTGCAAACTGTAGATATCAACGATAAGGTATCTATTATTAATAGTAATGGACCTACATATGTATATAGCAATGGATCAGTGACAGTAAATGGTGATGGCTACGTAGCATTACTTGGATGAATTAACTAATTTGGTGTAAATGATAGTATATCATCGTTGCCCATGTCTGTGTAATATGGCGCTATAAGATTAAAATATTCAAAACGCTGATTGGCTTCAAAATTATCTATACCTAATAATATCGCATTAGCTTTTTTAATGTATGCACCTATGACTTTTTGTTTTAATTGTTCTTTAGTATATGTTCGTTCACCATAACGATTTAAACGTCTTGGTATCCATGAATATTGTATAGAGGCCCCAGTTGGACTTGTGATAGTAATTGCATAGTCGACGCCCATTGCGGAATCGTAATAGTTAATGTATATGAAATTCAATTTTAATTGTGTATAATTCCTTCAAATTACAATATATTAACCTATTTCACGGGCGGCTGACATCGATGAAGTTCGTGGTATAAGGCTGTACTGAGGTTAATCTAACAGCCATACCTATTCTATTTTTTGGAACATACATAAGTATATTAGTAGATGCGATAGCAAGTGTGGCATCTATTGCACCAACTTGGAATGTTGTTGAATTAACTATATTAGTAACATAAATACCAGATGTAGTATTAATTGCAGCTGATAGATTAGTATTACCTGTAGCTGCACCTGACATATATACTGCAATACCAGATGATAATGGTCCTATCGGAGCCAATAAATCTGTTGTACCATTTACCATAGTGAATGTTGCTGGATTGGATCCTGCGACCAAATTTACATAAACAGTTTCCTTAGGAATTTTAATATAACTAAAACCTCCAATTTGTCCAGGTATTTTAGAAGGAACTGAAAATCTTAATTGTATAAGACCTAATGAATCAATGGGTCTTCTGAAGAAGAATGTCTGTTTAATTGGGACAAGTGTCACAGCTTGAGAATTTAAATTTGTAACTTCACATTCAAAATGAAATCTTGTGGAATTAGGAGCTATAATTGCATTTTGTGTTGGAGTATTCATAATTTCAACAAATACACGTCTGAAGTAAAAGTAATCTGGAGCTACATTATCTTGATATGAAATTCGTGGGAACATAAATTGACTTATATAAAATTCTGCAATATTTTTAACTTCTTGACCTCCATTATATGGAGTAATAGCCCATTGAATTACTCCACTATCTAAATCTGATATTTGATCTCGAGCAGTCGAGTCAAGATAAATTTCATAATCCTCAAATCCATAATCTGTTACATGATCTGATTGTGCTGAAGTATTTGTATCAGTTATTTGAGGATTAGTAGAATCAACAGGTGTCGCATTGGATTCAGATGAACCTATTTGAGTTTTTAATACCTCTTTCATATCTACCATTGATGCATTAAGTGCTCCAGGAGTGACTACCATATTTTTTTGAATAGGACGTCTAATAGGAATCCCAAGGGGATCAACTTTACGTTGGCCTTGTAAGTCTTTACGTCTTTGATCCATATCAATACTATAAGTAAATATATTTTTCTAATTACAATATGAGAAAAAAATAAATATCGTATATCAATTATTCGCCTCTACATCTGGCAAAATTTCTGCTACTTTAATTATAGGTCATAATTACCGTACCAGTCGCGAGATTCTGTATCTACGAATTCACTTCTGTAGTTAATCTTGTAATGATCTGGTGTTTTATTTACTGCACCATCGATTGACTGCTCATCTCTAATCCTTCTCTTTTCATATGCTACAGATGCGTCATCAACATCTCCATAATATTTTGGGAAAAGTTCGTCTGGTTCTAGTAGAGGATCTTCATAATATCCTATGTGACCTACATTACGTGCAGGTATATAAGTATCAGGGTATGTGTCAGATACAATAGCATTGACGCGATCATAGACCGATGATTTATCTATCTGGTCTTGATTATCTGTAGGTTGATCTTCGCGGGCATCGGTATCGTCATCATCAAATATTTCCTCCCAAAATTTATGTCCAAGTTCCGCGAATACTAGCAAATTAGTTAACACCGACATTGTCGCGATGACTAAAAATATGTCGGAACATATACTTGCTAGCGACACGAGTGCAATTAATGCAAATCCTATCAGGACTATTTTTCTAGTTTTTCCTTCCATTGACTAGTAATACATAAGTAGTAAAAAAATAATACTTAAATACTTAAATACCTAATTACCTAATTACATAAATGCTATTATTGAGATTTTGACCTATATAAATATATAACGAGGTCACGTAATAATCGTACTTGAGCATGTACACACATTAATTCATCATTAGGACCATCAAATTTTTCATTAGATTTAGGTTCGGGATCCGAGGATTCATATTCCTCTAATAATCCTACAACATGAGATGCCCATTCACCATTTACTTGTGATTCTCTTGCGTCAATACATAATTGACACATCGTGTGTGTAATAATAGTAAAAAAATAAATTCAAATTTTTCGCCAATGATGATAGTCATTAGTAACGGATACTCTATTATTAGATTGATTATCCGCCCTTACATCATCCATTGATGATACATATATAATGTCACTAATTAATGTATCTAGATTTACAAATGATATATAAGCCTCTAATGTATCATAACCACTTCGTACATTTATTTTAAACTTACCATCATACTCGCATATAATTAGATCATTAAAAATATGTCCTGAAACGCATCCATTGATAATCTTAGATGATAACCATTTTGCTATAATTTCCATCGGATGCATATTATTCTCCTCGCCGTATAATGCTAATTTTTTACCTCGGATTTCATGATTAAGTCTCGTGATATTTTCAGATAAATCATAAGAGATTTTACCACGTAGTAAATTAAGATTTTCCTTTTGTTGTTCGATTTGAGTTTCTACTTCATGTATAAGATTTTTTATATCACCGAGTATCTTGGTGTGGTGCTGCAAATGCTCTTCTAATTCACTTATATCCATGGTGAGGTGATATGAATATTTACCATGTAAATTCAATTTTTACCTGTACTAGAAAAAAAATATTAATGTGTCATAACATGATCAACGACTGTTATTCTATTATTGTCAATGCTAGTAAGTGATACATCAATTGCCGTCTGTAAATTAATAATACATATGTTCACTGATAATCCGCGCTGCATTATCTGAATCATTACATGTAAATACACGTACTAATGATATAATATCATCGAATGCAGTTTGAAAATCAACATATGTTATTGATGCATCAGTGTCATGAAAATATGATTTATCATGTGTTATATAATTGCTCCTTACGTTGACCATAAATTTACCATTAATGATATCATGTATATATACTCGGATATATGTGGCGTTATGTATTAGGTATTCATACTCAAATTTTACACGACAACCATCCGTAAATAGTTTTGTCTTGAATCCATTTACTTTAAATTCATTATTAATGGACTCAATAAAATTGCTACTGTATTCAATACTCATTGTGTGCTGATTAATTGTCAATAAATTCAATTTTTATTCATCACTATCACTATCATCATCAATACTTGTCGATGAATTAGCCTTACCAAGTGCGCCGAATTTTTCCTCAATCTTATCAAACAGTGAGTTAACTTTAGGATCATTAGTACCGCGAGAAGCTGCAATCTTACGATAATACATCATAATCTTTCGGAATTCTTGGGTTGTCTTAGCATCGGCACGTGTGTTTTGTGCGACATCTAATACGAAATGTTGCATAATGATTGTGCTATCTGATGTCTCGACGAAATCGGAATAATAACTATTGAAATTTTGTTTTAGAAGTCCAATAGATTTCTTGATCTTGCTAAATGCACTTCCACATCTACTGAGCTCTGGGACTTTCTTAAGTTTATCAATATTTTCTCCGATGATATTTACAAATCGGTCAACGTCAACATCTGGACTGCGTAATTCAACGGATAAATCTTTACATAATTCAAGAATCTTCTTAAGAACATTTACAACTAATATTAATGTCTGCTCATCCTTACATTGTGTAAATAGTGACTTGAAATTAATTTTGACAGGATCTAACGGGTACCATTCGTTTAGTGTCATAGTAGCAAATGTAGTATGAGGTTTAGGTTGCCCCGGTGCAAGTGTAGAGTAATCTGTAGTAAGTGCTTTAGAATATGGAGTAAGTGCTTCTAACCATTTGAGAGCGACTTTGAATAGTGGACTTTTTTTACAAGATTCATATGATTTGGTAAAAATTTCCTTGGTTGGTTCATCTACAGAATCATAATCAATGATATCAAGTAGTGATTTTGCTTTAATGTCACTGACATTAAATGTGACGTTAATATCGACGCTTCTTGATGTGATCCATGTATTTACAGACTCACATGTATCATGTGTCGATGCGATAATTGAAACTAATTTTACCAATTGTAGTGAAATTTTCTTTAGTCGATTATATCTAGGCCATGCGAATTCTAAATTTACGCCTCCAGTACCGAGTAGCTGGTTGAACATTTCAGCTAAGTCGTCATCGACAACTTTTTTACTCACAATTCTTACTTTACTTTTACCCTTTGGCATGTTAATATTAGTTAGTGTATTTTCGTTTTAATATATTATTATATACCTGATTTGGATTTTTATACATGCAATATATTTACCTAAATATAAATTTGAATTTTATCTTATCTACTATTATTTAGTAGACATGTCGGCGAAGGTAACATTATTTAAGGTATCAAAAATTGTACCTAAAGTTCCACGTGAATATTCTGATTTATTACCACAATATCCATCAGAGGAGATTACTTTTAGATTATCAGGAGTATCAAATGCTGTCGCGAATGCTTTTAGAAGATGCCCTGAAGAAATACCGGCTAGATATTTATTATGTGTAGGAAAGGATATAACAACAAATGATGAATATATTATTAACGATTTTATCGCTATGAGGATAAGATCAATTCCTCTACAACAATCAGTCCCTGTTGGAACTTCATGGGAATTAAGTGCGGTTAATAATACTACCGAATTGATAGAAATTATGACACATGATATTACCATTAATGGTAAAGTAAAACCATTTAATAATTGTGTATTATGTACACTAAACCCTGGAAGACAAATTTATATAAAGGGGGTTGTATCGGAGGCTATGTCATATATTGATGGTAATGGTACTATACCACTTGCATCTTTATGCTCTAGTACTGTAGTAGATGTAGAAAGTCTTCCTAACACATTTGAAGATCACGTCGGGACACCATCAAGGCAAGCTAATAGACTTGAGTGGAATATCTCAATGATAACACCGGGCCATGTAGATGCCGATAAGTTAATGATTAGTGTATGTGATAATATAATTGCCCGTGCAAAAAGTATTAAAAATTTAGAGCCTGTATCAACTAAGGATCTACACGAGCTTGTTATTATTGGGGAGACACATACACTTGGTGCATTACTAATCAGAGAATGTGAGTTAATCAAGGATATAAAATATTATTCATACAGACCAGATCCCACATCATTTGGTATTAGGTTTGAGATTAGATGTGACTCCGATCCTAAAGTTATCATCGATTCGATCGTCGAATCAATAGTACATAAATTTGAAACATTACGTTCTCAATTTTAAGTGTCAATAATTAATTAAAGTTTATACGTAACTACATATATGTACAATGGGCCGCGAAATTAGTGAAACTATTAAGGATTTCAATTCGACAATTGGAGAATTACTAAAAAATATTGAGTCATTGCTAAAAACTGATGTAGACAAGGCTAACATTGACAGATTACGTAAGCGTATTGGTGTTGTCAAATCTACTATTGGAGTATCTGAACCGCTATCATTAGCGCATGGTTTTTTCCTTGAATATTACGATCAAATTAAAAGTCGCGATGAAGATTTTTTCATGTCCATGGATGCAAAGGCCGAGGCAAAGAAGCATTCAAAAAAGAAAATTTCATCTCAGGATGAATTTGTGTTTGATTTAGTGGACTCTATTAAAAAATCATATGTCAGCGCAGCTGATAGTGAACGTGATATACTATATAGTGATGTAAAAAAGTTACTCAAGTGTGCTCTTGAATGGAAGATTTATATGAATAGTAGTAAATAGTTAGCAATTAGTTAGTAATCACTGTCATACGTATATTCATCGCTGCTTATATAATTGATGTCGTCTATTGATGTATCTTTATTCCTATAAATTTTAATAATGTGTGTAATCTTATAATCATTTACAGGAGTACCATAGACAATTACAGTATGTGATTTTGTAAGATGTACCCATGATAATGAGTCGTCAAGATTGTTTAGAAGATTCTCTATTAATGACCAATTATGTAATATATCTGAACCATCCTCATTATAATCTGATGTTTGAAACTTAAAAGTGGCAATTGAATCATCGGCATTTACACCCTTATCACATGACCCCGAGTCAATGTATTTAGACAGATCATACGTCAAATATAACGATGATCTATAAATAAATGAAATTAAATCAGTTACTGACATGATAAATATTTATCTTATGGATTCAATTTTTTCAATCGAAGATCACAATTACATAAGTAATTATAAAAACGAATTTATAAGATAAATATTTTTACAATAATAGTTATAGGTATAGTTACATAATGAGTGATTCTGATTTTGTAATATTTGTACAAAAGTCAGATAAATGTAAAAAATTACTTGAACTTATAGATGAAAAACTATCTATGTATAATAAACGGGGTATTAGAGTCTTTATAAAAAAAGTTACTGAAGACACAATACCAGCTGATATAACCAAATTACCTACATGTAATGTCCGAGGGGTTAAAGCTGAAGGAACATCAGCTATTATATCTGCGCTCGACAAACTATGTAAACCTAAGCAGGTCCGTGATCAATACGATGAGTTAGAAGAGTATAATCGTAAACTAATGGGTACCAAAGATGACTATGAGCGAGATGAAGCCGATGCCGAAGACGATCTTGATGAAGGTGAGATGACTAAGTCTGAGATCGATAAACGCATGGCAGAATATGCTAGACGAGCTCCTAAACATAGAAGAAATTCAGATAATAATGATATTAATAATGAACCAGAACCTGAAGCTGAGCAGCCTAAACCCAAACGTAATCATAACCGCAGGGCCGAAAAAACAAGAGTACCGGATTCGGACGATGACTCAGAAGATGAATCTGACGATGGTAATCATATAGAACCTGATGATAATTTACATCCTGATGCAGGGTTAGATATAGATCATGAAATGATGACAATATTAAATTCATAATTGCTCCCTAACTACTTTTTACCACGAGTTTTCTTAGGCTTAGTTTGTGTTTGTTCTTTAGGTTTCGCAGATCTAACATATTTAGCTTCTTCATCAAATTTCCAGAATGTCTTTGATCCTTCTTCAATAATTTTTTCTATTTTATCTAACCGGTCAAGCCATCTTCCTGCTCCAGGGAATAGTGGATGTGCTATATCAACGTCGATAGCAGCTATTTCTAATTCAAGTTGATTAACTCGATTCTTATAGTCGGCAAGAGATTCCGAAGATTTTTTAGAATCGCTTAGGTTTAGTAAATACTTATATGATGCGTTTGATTCTATATTTTCATCGCTGTCGTCGTCCACCAAGTACTTAGTATCTATGATACCGCCAAATATTACATATTCTAATTTATCTGTAGGGATAAATTTAGGATTCTTAATGAGACTAGATGCACATTTCTCGAATTTATTATCTTCGAGAATTTGAATTTGTATTGTTGATTTCTTCTTGGAGATACCAAGTTCATTCGACATTTCAATATATCTGATTATATTATTAATCATCCTGATTTCTAGTTCACACATTTTTCTAGCGCGAATTAATTCTTCATGATGCATTTTCTTACAGTGAGGGAACCATAATCTCATTGGAGTCTCATATTCATCCATACTAATGACCTCTTTATTTGGACCTAACATATTAATATGATTATGCATAGCATCACGAAGTTTGAAATATTCCTCAAATCCATCAAACCAGTGTTCATCGAATAGGTCTTCAATAATTTGTTTAGCACCTTCCTTGAATGTCACCGTAAATTTGACTGAAATATCTCCACATTCATCGATGATATTTTCTTCAATAAGTGCATTTTCCTTAGAAGCTAATTTTCCTAAGAATTCCTTGTAATCAGCACTCCATACACGTAGTGGCAACTCAGTAATAATCATTTGATTATCAGTTAGTGCATACTTACCTACACTATATAAGTTGCCACGTGCATATCTAAATGATCCCCTCCATTCATATGGTGCACCTGCATAAATCGCAGGTTTCATGTCAATAAATGATGTTTCTTGACCATACTTAATCATTCTACGGACATTAGTAAATACATGACGATAATCGCGCGCCCATGTTTCAATCTTCCATCCGGTCGCCGGGATAGATACAGTTTCAAGAACAGATAATGGTATAGTTGGCACGAAGAATTTAGGAGGACCACGTTTACCTTCATCAAATACAAAGTCGAGTAAATAATAATGTTCTCTAGGGATAACTAGATTAGTTAACTTTTCATTAGCTCTGATAAATGTATATCTTGAAGATCCCGGGGTGGTATTAGCACGACTTCCATGATTACCTACACCTCTAATTAGTGGAACCTGATATCCTCCTGTAGTGACTAAGCATCTTCCAGATACACTTAATGCAAGACCTGCCTCTCCATGATGATAATTTTCACTTTTTGCGATATCACCTGCAATTTGCGCAGTCTTGATAAGCTTTGTCTTACTATTTAGTGCTTTTAACGATCCTGATAGAATAATACGGCCAGCTTGATTTTGACCATCTATCACTGATATTAGTTTACGTTCAATATTATCTTTATCATATACTTTTGTCTCGTAACGTAAATGATCTGAACAATAGATAATTTTAGATTGTTCCTGTAATAATCTAATCTCATTAGGTATATCTTCCGCAGGTGTTGATAATTCTTTTTTCCTAGCATCTGGAGAATCTCCGAAATAAATTTCGAACATTTCTTTAGCCTTAGGATCAAGTGAATATGTGTATAAATGTTCATGATAATGCTCGAACATATTGATAATTTCATCACGATCATGAGACGCTAGACCCTTGTAATAACGGATATCATACGCACTGGTATTGGCCGTCTTTGCCCACGATTCATATGAATGTAGACTGTAGAAGTCTAATACTTCACCTCCGCTTTTGGGATAACCTCTAATAATTACAGTCTCAAACCATGACACAAATCCGTTTGCAATTAGATTAGGCCACCAATATTCCATAAGTGATAAGAATAGTCCGAGAATATGACCTTTACCATCTAAATCCTGGTCAACACATAGGACTATTCTTTTATATTTAAGTTCTTTCATCTCTTTTGCATAAGTTTTACTAGTTGAATCATATTTATAGTCTAGATTTAAGCCAACTTCATTGATAAAGTGTTTCACGAATTTATTACCCATAAGTTTCTTGGTTTTTTTCCAAAATGTACCCTTTGATGTTTCAACTTCCTCTGACTGTTTACGAACATTCATGATTACACCACCTAGTGATACAAGACCATAATTATTATTACCTAATACATTACTAAGACCAACACGAAGTTGATCCATAGCCGAATCACCCTCTACTGCTAGTAGTGAACAATCGGAATTAGCTTTACCAGCATTCGTAGCCGGAATGATTTTATCATAAGGAGGAATTTTTTCTTTCTTTTCCTTAGGTGGTTCAATGGATGACAATATAAAATTCTTTACATGTTTAGTTATTATGTCAATAGTTTTATCATCAAGTGTATACTTATCAAATCGTTTAATATTAGTAGTAAGGTTATCTTTACGTTGACCTCCCCATGATGGACTAGGTACCTTCGCAGATATCATTACTGAAATATGTGATTTAATAATCGAACTTAACTTGGCTTCACCGACATCTTTTTTTATTTTATCTGTGACAGATGATTCAATGTCATTTATAATTCTCCTAATATGAGTACCATCACTGACTACACATCCATTTACTATAGAAGTATTTATACCACCCCCGATGATTATGGAGATGTCCCATGGTAATTTAGCATAGACTTGAGTCTTAGCTTTAGGATCATGGGTTAATTTTGTCTCATCATATTTAGGCGCTATAGTAGTATTAATAATTTGCCTATCAGGGTAAAGAATTTTTGCAATATCAGAAATCGAATGTACGTTAATGAGTTCATCATTAAAATACACTTTTACAGATTTACCTGCATATGCAGCTGCATATACTGTACGTGTTCTAAATATGTCAACAAGTTCATTATATAATGACTCATTAAATGAATCATATCCAAATATACCTACATAATTAGGCATAAATGATACTGTAGTATGTTGACCACATCGACTAGCCGGAATTTTGTGAGGACTATTAAGATCTACTACAATGGGATCATCGATGACTTCTGTTTTTTTATCAATAGACCGTTTCCATCGTTGTAAGAAGTACATTTTTTTATTATCTACTGTCTCAATAGCAAATTCAGTCGAGAATAAGTTAGATAATTTTACACCTAATCCATTAGTTCCACCAATGATTGATTGAGGGTCACGTACTTTATTAGATCCTTGAAATGCATGACCGCAGACAAGTGTAGGAGCATGTGTAGGTCTACCTAATATTGAACTAGCTTTTTCATGGATTCCAGTAGGAATACCTTCACCATTATTTGTCATTTTTATACGACCATCTGCTGTAAATGTAATTCTAAGTTCTGTAACCACAGATCCTGCACTAGGTATATGATCTGGTAACCTTGTTCTTACTACATGATCTAACATATTCACAATTGGTTCGTCAAAAATCTTCCATAACGCCGGTGCATATTTAGTTTCACGGTGAATCGCTACTAATTTTTTGTTAACTGACTTAATGACATATTCACTATGAGTTTCTAATAATGAACTGCCAGCGGCCCAGTCTTTTTCTGTAATAGACTCTTCGACGGTACCATACGGGAATAATTCGTCAATTGATGTCATACTTATAATGCTACAATGAATAATTTGTCATTGTAAGTATTCAAATTTTGAACTCGATATTAAGTAATTAATTTTTTATTTGATGATATATTTAGTATAATATATTACTAATGGAAGTCGAAGAAGATAAATCATTAAGCAGCCGTGCCATGGCATTCATGGCGACTAAACAATTCATCATAGGTGTTGTGGTTGTGGTTACACTGGTCATCATAGGTATGCTTTACTATCACCGTGAATCATTCAGTCCTAAGGATGAATTTGATAAATTAGTTGATCGCATACATAAACGTCAAGGTATAGGCAAAAAGTAAGTGAGTAGATGGGTAGGGAAAAATGAAATAAAAAGTAAGGCAATCAAAAATAAGGCAGCCAAAAATAAGTTAGAATAATGCATGCATATAATTATAAGTCATGAGTATATTGACAGGTGAATTCGAATCGCCACAAGGCAATGGTACATGGAAAATTCAGACATTAAAAAAGACGAAAGGACTAATTAATGTTAATACTGATACACAGGAAAGATTAGAATTGGCAGTCGAATTGGAACATAGATTACTAAATCGTGCAGCAGAAGAAACTATCTATGCCGATGAAAAAGCAATTACTAGATTAGCTTCGTATGTAATCTTCCATACCGATGAGTTAAAATCAAAGGATCATCATATTGTATTTATTGAAAGAAATGGAAAGTATTATGAAGATAATTATGCATTGACAGGTATGTATGTATATGACAATGATGCATATAGTAAGTTAGAAGAAGTACTTAGTAGTGTAAAATATAAAATGAAGGTGATTGATCAATATTCATTTGTATACAAATGTTAATATTAGCAAAATCCTCTATATACGTATGACTGAAATCATTTTTTGATGGAAAAAATAAGATGAAATTATTGATTAATTAACTAATTAAGTAGTTAATGCTTAGTGTCCCATGAGGACTTTGGAGAAATCGTTATCATTCTTAGGGCGAGAGACCATTGCTTCAGATCCACTATTTTGTACAGTGGTTTGCATCCATGCATAAGGATCATCAACAGACTTATCAGCTAGAGCAGCTCCGCATGACGCAGCACTCATATCAGAATCACCGGCGGTAGAATCTACAGAATTTTGTACTAATGATTGATCAGCAGCATTGTCGGTCTTGCTAGACATTCCTTCGCGAGCTCCATAATCACTACGTTGCATCATCTTGAGACTAGCAGTAGGATTAGCTAGACCTTCGCTATGATGCTTATAAATCATTACAACTACTAAAATTACTAAGACTCCAGTACATACTGCAAAAGCAAGAGCATGATCTCTCACAAATTCAGTCACTGTATCTACAGGGCCAGCACCCTCAGCAAGAACATCAAAAGTAGACATTGGTATATAGTTGGTTATCCACACACGACCATATTATGGTGTGTGAAAACAAAAGAAATAAAAAATAATTCTAAATTTGAATTATCATAAAATGATAATTAATGTTCTCGGTGTCATATTAAGTAATGGCGGAATTATACATACCTTATCAAGTTTATCTTATGGCCACCAAAGCCATGTCATATCGTGGTGGAGTACTTGACGCAGATCCAGAAACAGTCGAAGTAGTAACTGGTCATTTAAATAATCATGGATATATAACTGTAGGTGGTCAACGATCACGTGATGATGTGCGCGGTGAAGCTACAATTATATATTGTATTATAAATATCGGTAGTAGATATTCTAGTAAAAGTCAAGACTTTAAAAAATTACTAAAATTAGTAGCTCCTAAACGGACAACACCAGGAAATCGAGTTGAAATTATATTTATATATGATAATCCGGACGAAAAACTATTTAAAAATACAGATGCAATGGAGGAGGTAAAAAAATTATCTTCACTAAATATTTTTACTTATGGATATGGATATACTGTATTTAAATCTGAAAAACCCGCGCATGTGATGGTACCTGATCATAGAATTATGTCAAAAGATGAAACTAAAGAATTACTAGATAAATTCTATTTGACCGAGGATCAGCTACCTATTATAAGACCGGATGATGAAATTAGTATATGGTTAGGTATTAGATCTGGACATGTAGTAGAGATAACCAGTGCTAGTGATACAGCAGGTGAATCAATTTCATATAGACATTGCAGAAGTAAATAGTTATGTATATATTATGGATAATACGATAGATCGCAGTTGCATATGTTGTATAAAAAATGGTACCTTGGATATTATCCACGAATTTGTATTATTAATTAACATTGCTATTAAAACCAATATACTAACTACATGTAGATATAGTCGTGAAACTAAATCTATTGTTGTTATTATGAAATCAAAGAATAAAAAATATTTAGCTATGCATATGAATGATGGTAATATGTGCAAAAATATCTATCATATAAAAAATAATTCAAGCGTAGATGAAGTAAAATTATCCGATATGATAGCCGATATGATTATTGATAAGTAAGATATTAATGCCCACTACTGGTTTACATATGGTGCATATACTCAGATGTCCTCAATATCATTACAGTCATCACAGTCATAAGGATCGAAGAATGAATCCATCATACTTTGTTTTTTAATTTTATCAGGTTCCGCACGGATTCGAGATATTAAATTAGCAGTGGCCGCCATGGTATTGGCGTATTTATCTAAGAATCCATTAATTGGTTTAACCCAATGATAATCTCTGCGGAATAATTTATATGGCAGCATACCGACTATGATATTATGATCATCGGCAACTTGTTGTTTAAATACATTGACATCACTTTTAATTTTATCCTTCCAGTCAGTATGTTGATCGAAATTATTCCACAGAAGGTTGTAATAATACGGAGTCACTGATTTGTCCGCGTATAATCCGATAAATATTTTCATCTCATCGACTGATAATTTGCCTATATCTCCGAGTGATTTTGCTTTATTTAATATTTCATTACATTTGGGATCCGAGTGAATGAAATCTTTTTTCATTCCAAACCCTATAAAACCCCATGCTAATGGTAAATTAGTCATAAGTAATTGAGGTTTATCTTCATTGAAGATATTTAGATCATGATCATATTTATTGTTACTACCTAGATCCTTCCATGTACATCTTCTAAATACTGCTTCTAAATATAACGAATACTTACACATTTTAATTACATCAAGGCCCATCTGTTGTTGTGCTACATATTCCTCGGGGACAAATCCATTAGGATATCTACTGAACGGACATTTAAATTCTTGTAAACAAATTTGCCTGCCTGCATTTGGTCCATTAAATAATGACGTGTCCAAATACGCTATACCATCTGGAGAATATGCAATATAATCATTATGCATTACATAAATATTTTCACCATATGTTTTAGACTTAGTATCATATTCAGCCACCCGTTTCACTAATTCTTCAAACATAGATCCGAAACTCAGTACATGTTGTTCAGACTTATTATTGGAAAGACCAACTCGCTCAGCTACCATATTGTATAGTAATTTATATTTAGCTTCGGTAAAATATCCCATTGACGTACCTCCAAATTTATTTTTCTTATCATCTATCCAAGATTGATTGCCTTGCACAAATCCATTTGTAGCAATATCAGCGCAGTAATCAATGATTTTCTTCTCCTCAGACATGTAATAATAGTTATTAACGATAATCAAATTTAGAAAAAACAAATGAATGTTTGTGAAGGAAAAAGTGGGAATGTAATGAATGAAAGACAGCAAATGGAAAGTGCGAACTTAATCGATTATTTCCAGACGATGATTGGTAGTATTGCTGTAGTATCGTCGCCATGGTAGCACGCGGTGTTTTCTGATGTAATAGTGACGGTGTCGCCGGTATCTTCTACAGGGTTCTTCAAACCAATGTATATATGACCAGTGACCATGTAGTTGACATATTCTTCAATGATGAATGCAATTTTTCTTCCATTGCATGTTGCATCATCAAGTGATACCTTGAAGCAAGTATTATCGATTTTTTCGAGTACCTTAAATTTGACAGGATCTCTCCAACCGATCATGCCAGTCTTCCCGGAATACTCAGTTAACTTGTATCCTGACACAACCTCGGTATCTACCGGGGTGTTGGCATCGTCATCGGATTCATCGTTGGATTCGTCTTTGTCCAAATCATCGTTATCTTCCACGGAATATACAGGATCTGGGGGTACAGATGATACCGTAACAGGGCTAGATGAAGCTGGGGCTGTAGATGGTACTGTAACAGGGCTAGATGAAGCTGGGGCTACAGGTGCAGATGGATCGAGAGGAGCTGGAATGACAGCAGATGGTGTCGGCACGGTAGTGGAATTGGTGTCCTTGGTGTCCTTGATCTTTTTGGTATCAACCTTCGAGACATCGGAAATTTTCACGAGCTTACCTTTTGGCACATGGAGCTTCCAAAGGAGGTCGCAGTAGACCAAGTATGCACCATCATTGACGAGTGTAGCATGATACGACGGTTTGAATCCTTCCACATAGTCTTGAATTGTTCCAGAAATTGCTTCAGCGATTTTGACACTGCTGGTTTTCATCTTGTAATAAGAATGCGCAAATTTGACGAAATCTCCAACGAAGTACGTTAGAGGGGGGAATGTAGAGGGCGATGCAGTGGCTGATGCAGTGGCCGGCGTAGAGGATGGAGCAGATGATGTGTTTCCACGCTTGAATGATTTTTTCGAGGATGTGGCGACGGACGTGGTGGGTGCGGTGACGGACATGTTGATAGTGAATGAGCGGGGGTAGTGATGTAGGGACAATGTGTAGGAACGGCGGGGTTTGTCTGAAAGATAAACTATAAATAGACGCTATGAATTCAATTTTTACTAAATTTGAATAATGATTATATCATATACATTAATCCAGGTCTTAATGGGCATTACAAATGGATACACTTTAATAAAGGATAAAGCTCCTGGTGCAATTAGAGAAGCTAAATGGAGTGATTTAGAAGGAGAGGAAGTATTAATAGATTTATCAATTTATGTTTATAAATATGTGCTCATTAAATTACAGCCATCGGATTTATATTCTATTTCTCCTAAAAATCCTACAATTAATGACATAAATGTAGCATATCAAAAAATAATTTCCGCGCGCATTGAATCATGTCTTAATGGATTTGTTAATATGCTTAGATCAGTAGGAATAACTCCTATATATGTACTAGATGGAGCGACACATCCACTTAAGTTTAAAACAGTCATGGCAAGAAAAGAAAAAATACAAAAACAAGTTAATTCGGTTAATGAAATAGAATGTAATGTGTTAACTGTATTAGATGAGCTAGATGGATTGGACGATGCCAAAGAGTATCCTCTGATAGAACCTATTAGTGAATTTGTAGATAAAGTTTGCAAAGTTCCACAAAAATATTTAGGTAAATGGGCGTTTGATTTAGCTCAGTCTGTGCTGGAGCAATTAGATGTAAAAATGGTGCTTGCACCATATGATGCTGAAGGTTATGCGTCATTACTGACCAATATAAGATCACATGAATGCGATGAACATGATGAATTTCACGTGGAACATTTTCACCATGTTGTCGACGATGAAATATGGTGTAATTGGGTTAAGCCAAAACCATTCGGAGTGTGTACAGACGACGGCGATGTAATGGCATTTGGAGGTAGACATATCATACGAAAAGGTAAGAATTACGATGACATTGTTATATATGATATTAATAAACTCAAAGATATTTTAGGGATTACCCAATATCAATTAGTACAAGTATGTATATTAATGGGTTGTGATTTCTTCGAAGGAGTCAGTGGGTATGGCCCCGTAAATGCACTTAAAATAATAAAAAGTGAAAAAATACCTATGGTGAAGGTTAGTAAATGTAAAAAACATTTACATGAAGTTATCCCATATTACTATGATATAATTGATTTATTTATGCATAAAGAGTTATTACAACAACCCGATAAGTCCGACTATTTTAACAGCTGATGTCAAACTGGCCATAATTTTACTGATACTAATATCTTTAGTGTGATATCTTAGTACATCTCTAATCGGATCTGGTATTGAACCGTGGCTTCGTTCAATGATAGCCATTAATTCTTTAACTATAGTACTATCAGATTGTCTAGGTTGAAACCTCTCTAGAATAAAGGGTTTTACTTTTTCTGGATTTTGATGTTGCACTAATGTAATGTAGAATAAATTGAAATATTTTTTAAGAACTAATACACCTCGACTACAATAATCTAGGTATTTTCTATAATATTTGCTTTTTGTACCCCCGATTACACTTACCATATCACATGTTAATTGCATCTCAGATCCGGTAAGTGGATATGCATTTGTACCTAAAATGTAACTAAAGTCAATATGAAAGAGTGAACCTCTACGTGTTATCATTACATTTTGTAGATGGCGATCACCGAATCCTAAAAAGTATCCGAGTAGAGTATATCCTGCTAGTGAACATATATATGTAGATTTAATTTTATTTATACTTGGAGCTGACTCATCATCATTTTCATCGAATAAGAATTGACTAATTGCTCGTTTTTCCTTAGCTAATTTATGTAATGTCTCGGCTTCAGATACATATTCTACTATTCCGGAATTTGCAGTAAGCGGCATGGCTGAATATGTCACTAAATCAAAATCTATTTCTAATACGGCTTTTAGTAATATATTAACAACACGTGTAAGGTTAAGAACACAATGATCATTGTGAACTGACTCGCGTTTAAATAGTAGCTTAATTTTACCAATTGATGATTCAAATGGTATTACAACTGGCTTAGTATGTGAATCTTTTATTTCTATGTCATCAATGTATGCCGAATATAGAATAATATTAGGATTATAAGGTACATGTATCGGCATTTTCATACTATCAGACAAGAAATGTCTTGGCTCATCAAGTGCGTCAATAAGACGTGCGAAGAATAAATATTCGCGATGCATTTGATAGACTAATGATTCATTAATTAATGATATATATGAATGTATTAAGTTAATTTGTAATGGAGTAGAAGTATCCAATGCTATGCTTAACTGCCAATAACAACGGTACATTAATGTAATATCACGACTAAATAAGTTGTAAATATATGTATGAAGATGTCTATGCAATGGGATTAAATTAGCTAGGAATGTACAACCACATAAGATAAGATCAATACTCATTTCATTAAGTAAATCGAATAAATATGTTAACATGTCATTGGGAAGATATTTAGCACAACTATATAAGATATTTATGATATCATCGAACTTTAACGTCTCCGAACATGTACCAGTACAATATAGATCTTCGCATTTTTTTGTCCTTGGGCTTCGTAAAATTTTAAGTGCATATTGAACTTGACCTTCATCTTCGTAATTAATTACTTTAAGCAGTTGAGTCAAATATTTTGAGTGACATGATAAATGTTTCATATTGATAATCAGGATTTTTTTCTCAATGTCACTAAATACATGGTCCGGTAGCAAATATTGAGTATTCCTTAATTCATGTCTATAATAATCAGCCACTTCACACGGCTGTTCCTTTAGATCATCGATATCGACCGGATCATTAAATAATTTTACTATTTGTCCATGTACAGTTATCTTATTTTGTATCATAATATAACACGAATCGCATACTCGAGATTCTTTTGACTTTAAAATTTCTAGGTAGTGTGATGGATTTCTGATATCTTTAGGCACAGGCTTGTCCGAGATATAGTTTGGAATTTCGATATACTTGCTGGCACATAAATGGCAAAATATATTACCACATGATCTACAATGATGTTGTCTCGTAAAATATCCGAACGATGTATTACACTTTGTACAATTTGATGATGCATGATCTGGCATCCATACGTTATTGTGTGTTTTTATATACATAGTTGCTATCGGACTAGTAGATAATATTGCATTGTCGTCTGTATCCATACCTATATGTTACTGGTATAATAAATTCTAAGTATAAATTGAATATTTTATAGTTCAATTTTCGCATATTTCATTATTTAAAAATTGAATACTACTATATCATATCATTACTAGGTCAACATGAGCGGACGCGATAAATCTAAATATAGCAAGGAAGGAAGAGATGCCAAAAAAGCATCTAAGTTTGCCGGAGCTACTAATTATGGAGGAGCACGTAAGTCGGACGACTCAAGACCTAGATTTACTTACTTAGATAGTGACGACACTGTCACAATCAACGTAGCTGGACAAAATTTCACTGTGAAATTTGGTATGGTTAGTCTACAATATTATGGACTTAAATTGGATTTATCTGCTAGAATTACGCAAGAACAACAAATGGATCTTATGAAGGCAAAGCTTTCTGAAACTGAAGCTAATGCTCGTCGTGATAGAGAGGAGTTAAATAAACTCCGTAAGATGGTGTCTGATAACAATAAAAAAGTAGCAGATAGTGCTGATCTAACAAAAATTACTAGTAGTGAAGCTAGTTGGGCTGGAGTACCTCAAGATGAACCTGCTGCCGATGTCGAGGCTGATGGCTTTTGACCATATATGTAGACATGATTTTTTTGACTCAGAATAAGATCATCTATATAATTATCAGTGCAATCGTATGATAGTAATTGTGACGACTCGAAGCAGCATGGAATACTAATAAGTATTTTGTTACCAGGAATTCTTGAATAAAATTCATCATGATCAAAATGTCCATGAACTGATACTACTATAGATAGATCGACATTGTCATCAGGGATAACAAAATCCTCTGCTTTACATTTAAATGTAGTTAATTTTCCTTTACCAGAATATGATTTACTCATAATAGGATCAATAGACATTACATTCCATGTAGTATTGGTTGCAAATATTACTCCAGTTCTAGGAGATCGTCCATCTCCTGGGATATAACAGTTAACATTACTATTCATTCGATATTCAGATGCAACTTTCATTGCGGCCATAAATGCACCGACTGATTCCGAAATCTCTTTTTCATTTGGAAAATATGTATTTATGTTGTAATGGGAATGGTATAATTTGAAGGTAAACATACCCATGTAACTGCTATATTTTCTAGACGGCATGATGACTGATTTATTGGTCTATGAAAATCAATTTTATTTATTTTTACTCTTTAAAAATTGAACTTGTAGATATACAATTATTAACCTGTAATGATTATTAAAAAAACTATTAGGTTCCCGTTAGATGTAAAAAATCCATTGGCGGTATACAGCGACGCCGATAATAATCTAATTAGCGTCATAAGTAGTATTTTAGTAGGTAAATGTTATGATCAATGTCTAATATTAACTGTCGATGCGATTGAACGTCGTGGAGAATGTACAATTAGTAGATCTACTGAGCCAAAGTTTGGAACTGTACCTATTGTTGTTGCTGTAACCGCAGTGACTATATCATATGGTGAAATTATTAATGGTCTTGTTGTAAAACATGTTGATAATGATCCTAATGGAATATTATTAGCATCGAATGAATATGTAAGTTGTATTATGCAACTCACACCGGCATTATTAAGTATCACTGCTGGGCAAATTATTTCATGCAGGGTTATGCAATATAGCTATGAAATCGGTAAAGATAAAATCGCATGCACAGCACTACCTATGTTACAGAAGCATACGGCAGAAATATATAAGATTACTAAATCCGATATCGATGCTGGAGTTCTTAGCAACTGGTTAGATAGATGTAAGCGTGAAGAAGATTTAATCACTGAATTAAAAATTGCTAATGCAACAGCAGTAGAAAAATTCTCCAAACTACTACTTAGCTATAAGGACCATAAACCTCCTAAAGATGTAAAAAATTTATTCGAATTATTATCTAGTGATTTCAAGACATTATATTTATCTCGTGATCCTTCTATTGATTTAACTACGCCTGGAGTATTAGTCGTAGATAAACCGGGAGACGTTTGTTCAGTAAAAAGTACAGCCGGAGTTGTAGCATTATTATCAGACTATCATGATATGATAAAATGTGTCAGAGAGATGGTAGGTATATATAATACAAATGAATTACTGACTGAACATGAAAACTTATGGAGAATGTTCAACAAAAATAAACTATAGAAATTGCTATTTATATCACACATGAGTTAGATACCAATCTGAAAAAATAATTGAATGTATTTTTTATATGTTTACTATTTCAATGCCTACTACAGCGGCTAATAACATTCAGACTAATAAGGTTAAAGTAATTACAAAATCAAATCAATATAACAAAGAAATAAAGAATATGCTAAAATTATTTTCATAAGTCAATAATATTTCCAGTAACTGTTGAATTTTTCATTTCGTATATTTTGATAGTGCTAAACCACCAGTTAAGTTTATACTTGGGTGGAGTACTAATTGTTGCTGATATACTAGTGATTTTTTCGCTACTAATTATATCTATCAAATCATCTGATTCGTATGTATATTGATTGTTTTTTCCAACATAATTATATGTAAATGTTGATGAGTTTTTACCAAAATTTATGGTAATTGTCATTGTCATCATTAAGTAATTATCATTACCATCTATATCTGTAACAATTTTACTTATTTTCATATAGTATTTTGATGCATCATTATGTTTATGTTCAGTTATACGTTTAATGATTCCTCGAGTTAATTCATTTGGTTTTGTACCTGGCAATAGTGTAATTGAATCAAGACACAACATACTTAAGATACGTGCAGATATTTATAAACTTACAAATTCAATTTTGTAATTGTGTACATAGTATTCGTTTTATTAATGTTCGATATTATATATTTAATTATATACGACAATGAAAAACTATAGATGTAAAAATTGATTCCAAATGCGATATATGTAGTTAGGATGGTAGGTATCGATGAACCTATAAATAAATACACATGCGATTCTCCATTCACGCATGAAATACGACCTGATGGTATACAATTATACAAATATAAAGGCAAATTACATAGAATAGGAGGACCTGCAGTCATTTATCCAAGCGGGGAATATTCATATTACAAAAATGGTCTTGTCCATCGCGAAGATGGACCTGCTGAATATATTATTGATAATGGATTTAAATGTTATATATGGTGTATTAATGGAAAATTTCATAGGGAAAATGGACCGTCTAATATTTATGTGGACGATGATGGGTTAATCAAAGAAAGTTATTGGATTGATGGTGAATATATTAGCGATGGTAGACCTAAAATTATAACATATGATAACACACATACATGGTATCGTATGGTATACACCGATGGTACTGTAGAAACTATTAGGTCATTACCTATTACACACTAGATTAATTTTTTTAGTCTCTTAAATAGCGCCCGTGTAAATTTAAATAATCGTCCGCTAACATCTACATGCTTTATCTGATCTATATCCATCCAACGAATTTCACTTATCTCATCAACTTGTGTTTGTGATTCAAAATTTATAGTTGGTATAATATCCTCAGTAGCAATAGCAAGCTGATAAATATTTACATATTTTACATTATCGTCAATATATGTATACGACATATCACTATCTAATAGTTTATATGATTGTTTATTTATACATGTTTCTTCTTCGAATTCTCTAATTGCACAATGAATGTCGGACTCAGATCTATTTATTTTTCTACCCTTTGGAATTTCCCAAATTCGATCTGCATGAGTGCATTTATTAAGTAATTTACGTAACCGAATTCCATTATCCGTCGCAAATGTATTGTCGAATTTTGTTTTTGCAAGTAGAAATGATTTACGATTAAATGTTTTATTGATCCAGACACGGTGCCATATTTGTTGAAAATTTAAACTTATTAAGTCTATTTTTTCTTCAAAAGTCATTTCATTAAATAGACATTTAATAGATACATCATCACTTGCATCATAATGACCATGAATAAATTGATTATATGCATAAGTATATCTTTTACATATCAATAGTATCTGTGGTTTATTGGTTTCAGGATCTATTTTACATAATGCAATACCTACAGATATTTTTTCCCTCATTTCACGCTGAGGTTTAATCTTCGGCTTCCTCCAGTCAAACTTATTAGATGACATTACAAATAGCTATTAACTATTACTTATTAACTATTAACTATTAATTGTTCATTGTATAAAATCAAATTTATATAAAAAATAGCTATTTGATATGACATATTGTAGTATGTAAATTTATGCTATTTACATTACTAATTTACATACCATTTCAATACGACCCTTCCAATTATATTCGGACGCTTTAAATTTATCTTTTTCACCCCTGAAATCTTTTTCAGGGGCAACCTCATGATAATTAGGAATCACCAGTAATGAAATAAACCCATTAGAATACCATACACATCTATATCCAAGTTCCATATAAACATAATCAGAGGTACGCGTAATAAGTTTTCCGCCAAGCTCTTTTACACCCTTGATAAATTCATCTTGAGTAGGTTCATCCGTAATATTTTGTAATTTAAATTTACCGTATCCTAGTACATCGATGTTAAATTTTTCATATAATGGTAATAATACATTTCCTGGATGTGATAATAATCGTCCGAGATAATAGTCTGACTTACTTTCAATATGTACCCATTGTGTTCTATAATCTACATCAATCGTTATATCATCAAAGTAAAGTTTATAACCATCATGCCCGTTATAATATTCATATCTCGCGTTTTTAGATCGCAAAAATCTTCCCCACACGGTTAAATCAGATTCTGAATCTGTCATTAAATAATTATATAAAAATAAAATCAATTTTAGCATTTGTGACTACATAAATTCATATTTATCCTTATTAGTATCGATAAATTGTAACATATCATTGAATGAATTACATCCATGTAATAATACATCTGCACACAATCCAGAACTCTTGTATGTGTATGTAACAAAGAATTCACCTTTTCACATCTTAAATGGGCTAATTAGATGGCATAATGTTTCGTATATTTGGTAGTTGTATGCAGATTTGAAATTTCTTACTTGACGTTGATCTAATTTTGAATAAACACGTATATCACCAACGCAAATTTCATACATACATGCGATGCTAACAGTTAAACCCATTTGATAAACTCAATATTTAATCATGCTTATAAATTCAATTTTGTATCTCATTATTAATTACAATACCTGTGATTGAACCCACAATAGCTCCAATAACTACACCAGCCGCAGCTACAGGAATACTTATTGCTAATCCGGCAGTACCTAATAGTGTACTTGCAATAGTTATACCTCCTATGATAAATATTTTCTTTAATTGTGACGATTTTTTATTGCTAGATAATTCTACTATAGATGTAGTTACGTTAGTATCAGCAGTGATAATATTTTCTTCAGCTATATCGAATGAGGGTTGATTTTCATTAACAATTTGCTGTAACTGCCTACTAATTTCGAGCAGATCGGATTGATCTTGAAGTAAATTATCTAGTTGTCTATTGACATCATTTATTATAATAGTATCGTTCATTATTATCATTAATATATATTAATGAAGTATTAAAAAATTGAAATTACTTAATCTATTATTAGTGTTTAGTCAATCACGGCTGCTACATTTGAAGAGGTGACCAACTTCGTCAAGTTAAACTTTACCTTCACCTTGCTTGAGGATGTCACCCCGCACATCACATCCAAATTCTGTTTGTCGAAGACTCATCGCTATGTCATCGACAACGATCATCAATTGTGGATCAGCGACAGATACACGGCTGACCCTCAAAAGTTCACAGTTCTCATGTGCATGTTCTATCCGAATGACCAGACGAAAGGCTTTATTGGAAAGACGATTGGATCATACGATGCAATCAAACCTTTCATCAAGAAATACGCATAATTACGCTGTTTTCTTTTTATAAAAAAATTGAAAGTACTTAATCTAATATTAGTTTAATTCTGGAACACAATGACTACACCAGTTGCTTTCGACAAAGTGATTGAATTCATTCAGTCGAATTTCACCTTCACCCTGTTGGATGACAAGTCTCCCGTGATCAGGCGTGATAACAGATTCTCCAGGACGTATCGTTACGTCATCGACGATTTCCACCAGTTGTGGATCAGCGAAGACCCGTTTCCATCCATCAATGGATTGTCAGTCAACATGGCCATGTTCTACCCGAGAGCTGGATATGGAGATGCTGACATGCTCTGGAAGTTCATCAGGACAACCGATGTGATCCAACCATTCATCACCAAGCACGGACCTGAGTGTGAATGCAATTAGGGGTATAAACTATGACAATAGTTTTTTTTTGAATACATAAAAAATTGAACTAATACATTTACATATATTGTCATGTACGATATAAAGGTTATTACAGAGCATTACGATTGTATATATAGCACATGTTCAGGTGTGAGAGCTACTGTAATAATAACAGACTACGGAACGTATAGTGAACATGACATTAATATAATGTTATCATTACTTGAAAAATTAGATGATGAAGAATATAAAGTAGTAATTAATGATAAAACGTCAAAAAAACTATGGGGTAATGTACCATGGGTAGGTTCAAAATATTATAGTTGCGATGGCGATGATCGTTATAATTAGACTTAACTATAATTAAACTTGATTATCTACACTTGACTAGCTATACTAATTTGTTCATCCCACCATCCATATAAGTATTTTACTCGTGTTTTATTTGTTCGTTCAATAATTTCTAATTCTAATAACCGCGATTTTATCATCTTACATAATTGTTTTATTTTCATTTTATTAAGGTTGAGTTTAGGATTGTCCCTGACTCCAAGTTGACGCAATGTTCCTATAAGTGTCCCCTTTGGTTTAGTTTCACATACAATACCACGTTCAATTAACCTAGTATCCCCAGATACTGCTCTATTTATACCGGACCGCTCGACATCCTGTTGACGGTTAGTAATATCTTCTCGAATAGTTTCTCTAATTTGTTGAATAGGTCTACGTAGTTTGAATTTAATTTCACCACTAGGTGCAGACTCGAGATGACCTATTACAGCATCATTTTCTTTGAAGTTTGCCTGTTTATTTAATGATACTCTGCTAACTTCTATCCATTTTTTCGCACCTGAATCATATAGACGTACTGATTTAGAATTACAATATCCTACTGGTAATTCTGGTAATCCACTAAGCCCATTTTTAAATAATTTAATGGTGTCTTTATATTTGGATACAGTTTTGATATTAACTATTACACCGAGCGAGTCCATAAATTCTATAATACGTTTATATAGTGACATATATTTATTTTTCGTTTTACCTAGCAGAGTAATAATTGCATCTTCAACTAATTTAATTTGTGTAGTCTCACTTAATGCTAATAATACATTAATATTAGTTTCCGTTAATAAGTTATCGAGAACGGTAATATAACTAGCCTCTGTATTCGCTTTACTAAATGCAGATGCTGGTACAACAACTGATTTATTACTGCCAAGGTGTCGATGATATGTCTCAGCATCTAATAATATCATTTGTTTATTTCCGACGTATGTTTTCTTCCATACTTCTATCGTATCTGGAGCACTCCAGTTCATAGGATTGGATACTAGAGCAATTATCGGAGTGCGTACATAATATTTTCCTACATTAGTTACAACATATTGAGCTCCATCTACTATAATGATACGATCCATTGGATCGAACATACGTTCTATAAGTGTTGATGCTGTAGTTCCGCCAACTAAATTAATTGTAGGTGTCTCTCTTAATAGACTATTAAGTGCAATTAAGAAATTACCTTCGACGAATAATTTTGGATTTACTTCTATACCGATTGGCGGCTGTTTAACAGATTCGAATAAATCTTCATATGTCCAAACAGGTTGTATCATAAATAGTTGCTTAAGAATAAATGTAATAGTTTTTACCTCATCATTCCAATATCCATATGCATTAAATGTACTTAATGTTAAATCTTCTGGTTTATATGATACGGTTACATCAGGGTCAAAATACAAATTACCAAGTGTATCAATAGGCTTAGAATTAGGTCCATTTGGAAAATATACTTTTTTGATTTCATCAGTCATAATAGTATCTCGATGAATATCAGCATCAATAGCTCCAGCATTTAAACTACGTAAGATAGTTTGAATTACCTTATAGTCAAGAAGTTTTTCCGCATACTTTTGCATTTCTGGACTATTTTGGTCTGCATGTTGACTAACAGTAAGTAAGATCATAATATCTGCAGTACGTTCCGATTCTTCGAGAGCCGCATGAGATTTTTTACGAACTACTCTACCGATAACTTGTTCTAGCGTAGGTATGTTGATAGGGAGAGATAATATTAATTCTCGTCGGACGGCCTTGAAGTCATATGACTCTTTTATGATTTTAGATCCGATAAATATAAGTGATTGCATCCCGTGAGTATTATTAATAGAATTAAATTTAGTTATATTAGAGTCCATAACAGATTTATCCATATCAGAATGGGCAAGGAGTATTCTTATAGGAGTAAAATCATGAACAGGTTTTACTTTAGCATGTTCACCTAATCGCACTCCACACAGGCAATAAGTATTATCAGTAGGTTCAGATGTATCATCGAGATAACCATTAATCATTAGACATTCATGTATCTGTAACACTCCTGACATCTTAACACGATTATGATATATCACCATTTTTTCGCCAATCGCATCAATGGATGTACCAGATTCTAATTTTTTCCCTTGTATTTTTAGGGTATCTTCGATAATTTCTAGTGTCTTCGCGAGTTTAGAATTATATTTACCTATATTTTCACGGAGTAAGAATGGTCCACTTATCACATAATCACTCGATGATTTCTTTTTTACCTCTATACCTACAGATGATTTCCATGAATCCGGTGCTGACAATAATTTATTTCTAACTTCTGATGATTTAAATATACCAGTTCCGTCAGGAGATGGGAACGCCATATCATATATTGTGTACCCATCAGCCGGTATAGCAGTACCAGATGATGCAGCTTCTAATGCATTTTCTTGATCATAATCAGGGTCATCTATGTCATCTTCCATACGTTCATCTAATTGTTCCTTAATAAATTGGTCATATGTCTGTTGATGGAGGTCAGACATTTCGCATTCTATGAAATTAAGATATGGTATATATTCTCCGACTGATAATTCGGATACAGGCTGTCTTAATTTAACTTTATTACCAACTATAGTTCTCTTTGGAAAATATTTTAAATTAGTATCTTGCAAGAATGACCATTTACCATGTAACATTAATGATAATTTTTCAAGCATTCCGGGTTTTATTACGCGATTATTTACGAAAAATTCTTTCTTTGTTATTTTTTGGTCAGTAGGTAAATGATAATTAGCAAGTTCTATGATTTCAGTAGGAGAATTATTAATCGGGGTTGCACTTAATGACACAAATTTGCATGTACTAATATGATCAAGTACATACTGTATAGCTACTCCACGTTTATTTTTCATATTCATGTTGTAAGTATTATGAATTTCATCTCCGATGATGAGTGATCCCTCGAATTGCGTTAAGAATTGTTCATTTACTTGTATAGTACCATCTTCTATATGCTTTGATACTAATTCTCCAAGTGTTGTTGGATGTTCTGTACGTAGAGATCTCTCCGCCTCCAATTCTAAATCTGTAATATCAAGGTTTGTAGTAGGGAATAATCTATTAACGAATTCATCATATCCGTAAAATTTATAAAATCCATCTTTACTTTTTTGTGTAATACGTTTTTTAAGCCATGAAAAATATTCTTTTGCTGCTTTTATATCGTCAGGTAATCCACTGACAGCTTGTTTTTGTCTTCGTAATAGTTCTTCGGATTCACTTACTGTAACAAATCCAAATTCAGGATGAGACAGTAAATCTCTAATGAATGCAGCTTTAGTACCTCCGAAACCAAGAACATATACTGAAGGAGTATCTCGATCGGCTTCTAACTGGGATCTTCTGCTATATCCAGTACGAGACATTTTTAAGTCATAAATTTTACGATATGATTTAATAAATTCTTGACTGATAACTACCGCCGCTAGAGTATTATGTGTTACAATAAATGAATCCAGCATATATCTACCATCACCAGTTAGGGTGAATCCATAATACGTCCCTACTCCTATAGATTCGTACGACCATGAAGTATCTAGATTAATTACACTATTATAACTACGCGTACATGTAAGTATATCTAAATCGCCAATTACAACCCATGAATTACTAAATTTTCTAATATCTAATCCTAAACTTCTAGCTATATATTTAAGATCAGGTATAATAGTTTCCAAATGATCACTAGGTTTCAATTTAGCTCCACATGCATGTTGAACACCAATGCTATTTATAATAGTTGACAGGAATCTTCGTAGAAAGAATCTACCATTACAGCGATATATTTGTGGTATACTTTGTTTATATTCAATGATATGTCTAGCTGCAGTGATAGCATCTAATTTTGTCTCAATTGGATCCCAGTTTACTGGCATTTTAAGTAATACTCCTGGGATTTCATTATTACATTCGTTATAATCTATACATTCACTTAGTGAAATATTGTAGGCGGATCCATTAGGTCCTCTAAGTGTCAACATATGTGCAATATTGCATACGAATGATTCTCCACATGATGATGTCACCCTATACATGTCATCGGTACCTGTACATGTGCTGCGGACATATCTAGGTAAATTATCCGGACCCATAAGTTTATCCCCAGTTACTATATCTTCGACTGACTTAATAGTACCATCATACATAAGTATTTTAGTACCAGCGCCATGACATTTACCTGTTCCAGTGGCGTGACTTAAGTGTAATGATCGATATGTAGTATTAGGACTCATGAAATTTTTTCCAAATAGTTGATGACTTTGTACTTTTAGATATTGACCTAGATTAAGTTCATGAGCATCCGGAGGATCTTTAAAATTACGTTCCGGGTCAGATTTAAGTTCATAAAATTCTTTATGCTTAAGTAAATCTTTTAAAAAATCTTTACCGGTGGGATACATTTATGTATTAAGTATATACTAGTCATAATATATTTATATATGGATAAATTATTAACACTCATTAATTCACAAGTGCATGAATACATTGACTCTCATTCGGAATTAACTAAATATGATACATTAAATGTAGCAGCCCAACGATTCAAAGATAGGGAAATATACGCACCTGAATTAGAATCGTTATTATATACACTAAATAAATTAGCGAGCACTGTATCTAATACTATCAATGATATAACGGTTGCCCATCAACGTGATATTAGTACTATGGATCAACTTGTTACTAAAAATAAACCACGTGATTGGGTATCAGTGGCAAAGAAAAATAGATTGCACCGCGACGTATCATTGAGTGCTCCAAGTGTAAAATACGATCCCAAACCTAAAATTAAAATAACACAATCACTTGGTCTTCCCGCTGTCAAAGTCGTAAATTTAACCGGAGTTAAATCGGATGGAGAATTATATTATGTAGAATCATTAGGTCAATTTGCATTTAAATTATGTGGAATAACATTTAGGGGAAATATCGGAAATCTATTTACAGATAATAGTGAATCACATAAAAAAGTAAAAGATTGTAAATATGTAAAAACATGTATAAAGGGAGAATTATGTGATTATTATCATGATCCAATATATACATATGGATCTACAGACAAAAGAAATTTTATTGCATCTTCATTTACATATATATCACCTGACCAGAGACGTAGTCGTTATATAGGTAAACGGTTTGGATCTCTAGAATATTTAGATAGTGATATAATTAATGTATCTGAAGATGATACACAAAAATATTTAGACATGACTACTCATGATGTCCTGTGTTCGTTGTTATTAGCTACTATTAGGTAAGTTAATTATCAATATAGAATCTTTGATCTAGATACTCATGTAGGGAAATATCTTGAGTAACTTCATAATATCCTTTGATCTCATTTAGCAATCTATCTAAGTCATTGTTATCGACTAAATCGTGAATAGTAGATTCAAATTCTATATCATCATGATGTTTTACAACTACGAACTTTTCATCAATATATATTGATGCATGGCCAATAATGTATTTGAATATTTGTATAGCCATGGCTAAACTAGTAAGTACGATATTAATTCAATTTTTTAGTTATTAGTCATTTAGCAAATCACTACTTGTAGGTAATTGTAAATCAACTACTGGTAATTGTAATTCACGACAACCGCCAGTCGATACACTAGGATCGGATTCTACAATAATTAAATCGCGATCTGGTAGTGCTGATGTTAGTGACTTCAAAATATCGGCACGTGCATTTGTCATATCTTGAATTTTATGTTCGACTAATTCCTTTGCCTCTCCAGCTTCTTTTTTAAAAGATTCATGTTCCCGATGTAATGATTTCATAGTTTCATCACGTAGTCTAGATATATCCTTTGGCGATGCCCGCGGATTAGTCATTCTATATAGCGTAGTCACATATTTTGATTGATTATCGAGATATTGTTCTTCGGATTGCTGGGGGTTTAATGACATATTACGTAACATTTGGCGAAATGCTTTTTCTCGATAAGTTCCTGTTTCATACATATATCTGACCACAATTGGATATGATGTACAAAATTGTCTGTGTGATGTTTCAATATCATTAAATGCAATTCCAGATTTAATTTTATCGAAAATAATTCTAGCCTCAGATACTAAGTCATTGACTGTAACGTTTTTTTCTGAGTGAATTTGTACTTTACCTTCCATTACAGTAATATAATAGTCGGTACAATTGTTTAATTTGTATCAGCAAAATTCATAATATCAAAATTTTCACTAGGTTCATCACTTCCATACTCTAATATATTGATATTGTCGATTGATGATTGTTCAACATCGTGTTTAGTGTCAAAATCATCATTAGAATCATCATCGGAATTACAACTGGAACTATTATAGTCAGTCTCACTAGAATCATTAGCTGAATCATCAGCTTCATCACTTGAGTATTCGCTGGATTCAATGCCTCCTAATTTAGCCTTGCCTTTAGCTTTATTTTTACCCTCGATCTTGTCGTTACCTTTGGCTTTGCCTTTGACTTTACCTTTACCTCTACCTTTATTTTTAGGTAAATGATTACGTTTCGGTATGACAGTTGCATTAGTCTTATGTTTTTTCTTGCCAATATACCCAAATAATTCCATTAAACCTCGTTCCATAGTAGTAGCGCTGATATTATTATCGGTTCCTGCACCGAATACATATGTAAGTGAATCATTATCTGTAGTGACTGTTTCTACTACTGGATCATATGAAGTACTAGACTCCACTTCATAATATGATCCAATACGAGTTACTAAAGCGTCGGTTGGACACGGAAATTCCATTACGTATATATGTATGTACAATATATTATATTAAATTTTATATGGAAAGTTGGTCCTTCATGTAATTATACATCATTGTGATGGAAATATCCGATGCAAGATTAAGATCAACTAGTGTACCTTGAGCATTCATCTGTAATAAACTTTTTTTACCAGTGTTTATTAAAATTCTTCCTAATTCTTTCCTTTGTTCAATATTTAGTGAGTCAACATTTTTAATAATATATGATTTTTGATCATTAATTGGAATTTTCTTAATTACGACGGTCGATCCTGCGATAAGATCATCAATATCCATGTCTCGTCAATGATTGATAATTGCTTATTAATCAATAAGCAACTATTTATTTAGTAATTAATATCTTCTTCTGACGTTTTTCATATCACGACGATATACTGTCGACTCACGTTCACTACCTCTTATACCATCGTTACCTCGATCATATTCCCGGACATGATTTTTTCGCTCACGTATATTTATATTGCTACGAACACCTAAATAACCATTGACAGCTCCTATATCTGATGATCCAAATATTTGTTCTTGTAACTCTAGCGCTGAGTCATAGTCATCGTGGTCCATAGCATATCCATGATCATCAAATGGTGTCTTAAATATCTGTAATATATCAGCATCTTCTGTAACTGCATGACCATGTATATCAATGGTAGGACCGACTATATCATAATCAGGTTCATCTAGATCTGCGACATATTGTCTATGATCATCGCGATCTTGTACTTGCCTAGCTACATTTGATTTCCAATTATCAAGTATTGAGTCTGCACTTGCATTATAATTGGTACTTGATAGTTTACCGATGCTCATTGACATGTCAACATCACTACTTATGACATCATTATATGTCAATTGTTTGAATTTTTTATTATATATACCAACGATCTTATGTACTGGTCCAGTGGGCAACTCGACTGATAGTTCAGATATCATGTAATCGACGAATTTAGGAAGTATTTTCGCAAAATGGTCCTTTGATATACCTGTGCGAAGATACTCAACGTTTTGCTTACTTAAAAATTGATCGATGATTTTAGACATGCTAATATTTATGGTAAAAGTCTTTTATAAATATGAATACTATATTATACTATTATTAAACCGTCGATCTATTAACATATGGATAAACTTTTGGCCAAATATAACGCAGACAGGGGCGCTGGATTAGAACTTGAATGTAAATTCGACATACCCACCGCTAGATTTAATGAAATTTATAAGACTATACTTAATCATAAATCATTTGGAGATGGTGTTATAGAAATGACAGCTAATGCTATTACAGGTGAACATGGTAGCAGTGATATGCGTAGATATACATATAAATACGATGGTGATAATCTAGTATCTGATACATCATATCATAGAAAATCTCAGGTATCAAAATTCGAAATGAAAGGATTTGTACCATCAAAATGGACCTTAGCTAATGAAAAAATATTACCTAATGTATCATTAGTAGGATCTATATTACTTAGATACAAGTTAAGAATTTCGTTTGTTCATTCACAGATGCCTGATTGGAGATGGGATTTTACATTCGGAAGACAGAATAAATTAGATGATATAAAAGGAAAAGTCGAGCAAGTGAAGATGAGTTTATTCAAAAAAGATATTAACGTAAATAATTTATTAGATGTTCTAAATCCGTTATCAGTCAATTTCAAGGAATTCGAGGTCGAGTATATAGGTAAAAATAAGATCGTCGACATGACTAATATTACAGATATAATGCAGTTAGTATATAGTATAGTTAATCCGGATCATGAAACGCAAGTAAAATATCAATCAATTATTTATGAAATTGCTAAACATATTTCTGATCATCCCGATAAATTTAAAGATGCCAAACATAGATTGAAGGAGTTAACAAATCAAGTATTAGCTGTACCTAAAAATGTATATTATAGTGATGTGTATCCACCAATTGGATATTATGTTACGCCAAAGGCTGATGGTACTAGATCAGTTTTATTAATTACTGGATCTACATGTGTTGGTGTAACATCCGCTGGATATATTGAATATCCTCTTAAGAATACTTCGGTTAAGGATAAATTGACAGACGAAAATGCAACAACAATTGTTGATGTAGAATTAATTGATGACATCGCATATGTATTTGATGTAATGGTACTTGAAGATTTAAATGTATCTAAACAACCATTTACAGTTAGACATACTCATATTGACGAAGCAGTCAAATTATTAAACAACTTTATTGTAGCTAAACCTAAACAATTCATCATAATAGGTAATGATATCTCAGCTAGTATTAAAGAAGCATCAGATATTAAACCAGAATACCCAATTGACGGTCTCATTTTGACGGCACCTGGGTCTTCATATCATGATACTAAATCATATAAATGGAAACCTTCTAGTCATATTACTATTGATTTCTTAGCGATGAAATGTCCTAAATCAATGTTAGGTATTAAACCATATATTAAGGAAAAAGACTGTGATTTATATTTGCTATTTGTAGGTATTAGTCATTATATGAGGGAAAAATTATCTCTTGGATTCATTCCAGAATATAAATCATTATTTGATAGTGTTGACAGCCAGTATTATCCTATACAATTTAGTCCTTCCGGAAATCCATTGGCATTTATATGGAATAGACCGCGTGATGGCGATGATCTTCATGGTAAGATAGTGGAGCTTAGTCGAGAATTACCTAATAGTAAAGACTCAAAATGGATCTTCCATCGAGTACGTACTGATAGATCACAGGAGAAGTTTTATTATGGAAATGATTATCGAATTGCTGAATTGACATGGCAAATGTATGACGATCCATTTACAATTGATGATTTATCCGTAACAAATGCAGGATATTTCACTAAATCTGCTGATGATATTTATAAAGCATCAAATCAGTTTAAACGATTTGTAGTGTCCACTATAATGAAATCTAATTTATCAAATAGTAAGTGGATATTTGATTTGGGATCAGGACGTGGAGGAGACCTTCATAGATATACCGCGATAGGAGTTGAACATGCATTGTTTATCGATCGAGATGCTACTGCAATTGCAGAATTAATTAGACGTAAATTTACATTGAAATCTGGCGGTGATGAATTAAGACCATACGATATTAATAAAGCATTTATTAGAAAACCTCGTGGATTAACAATTCATACTATGATAGCGGATCTCAAGACACCAGCTGATGAATTGCTAGCTAATGTATATCAATACGGAGTATCACCTGGAATAATTGATGGATTTGTATGTAACTTTGCTCTTCATTATATGTGTGATACTGTTGAACATATTACTCAGTTGTTAAAATTTATTAGTACTATGGCTAAAATAGGTGCAGTATTTATCTTTACTGTAATGGATGGATCATCCGTATTTAACGAACTTTCAAATACCGGTAAATGGTCGCGAACTGAAAATGGAATCCTAAAATATGCAATTGAGCGAAGATATAATAGTAAAACATTAGCTAAATTTGGACAAACGATTGCTGTAAAATTGCCATTCGCTGCTGAAATGTATGAGGAACCGCTATGTAATGTAGATGCTGTAATAAGTGTAGCTAATGGTTTAGGATTTGAAGTAGAAATTAATGATATCATGACAAGTCGTATTGATATATTTAAATCGGCGGCACCATTTGTGGCTGAACAATTATCAAGTGAAGATATTGATTATATTAAACTACATAAAATTGTAACTATGCGTAAGGTTAACTAATTATAAAATTGAATTATCAGGTCATTAATTATCGTTCGTCATGAGCACTCACATTACATTAAGTATTGTTAACAATGATATAAAAAGTGCAGCAATTATACGTGCATCTGGACAAGTTATTGTATCGTTTGACGCTAATATTAAACATGCTTCTTATATAATTAGTGGTCTTGGATACTCGGCTACATGTGATGATTCATTTTCAAATTCAGATGAATTGGTTGACCTATGGTCTGCATATTTGGGCGACTGTAAACCAACACATGTTACATTAGTGAATCCTATTATTAAATGGATACCGCGATAAAATTTGAATCTTTTTTTATATATTTATACTATTACATGATGCATACTACAAAATATCATGATTCAGAATTTCCTGAGCATGAAATCGAATTATTTACATCAGATAATATGATTACTAGGTTAATTATTACATATCCTTATAGTAATATAACTCTAAAATTATGCACCGATTATTGTAACATAGCTAAGATACTAAATCCATTATTTAGTTTATTAAGATCTCCAAAATCAACTTATTTAAAATGGATACCATCTAATGATGCCAAATTAATGTGGGCTGAATGTATACCAAAAGAAATTAATGTCGATGATATATTGATCGACTGATCTTAATTAAAAAATTGATTTGTTTATTTTGTATTTTATTGCACGAATGAATTCAAAAAAAGAATTATTACATTCACTTGGTAATATTATTGCTATCATAGGTGATAGTAATAAGAATGAATTTAAAATATTAATGGACTATTACAATAATTATTGTAAAGGATATTCATTAAATAAATCTATTAATAATTTATTATCGGCATATCCTATTATATGTAAATATAATACACATATTGGTATTGATGATTGTAATCGAAAATATCCTATAATAAAATTACATTTTGATGATGTGACGGTAACATTTACATTACATGATGATTGTTCAATAAATTGGATTGATGTTGATCGTAAATATTCATATAGTTATATATATCGTAATTGTATAAATGAGTATCCTGATGGTTTGAATACATTATCTATATTAGATACCTGTAATGAATTCGGCAATTATGAAGAAGTAGTTGAATATCTAAAAGAGACATTTGATGAGTAATAAAACAAAAATTTGATTTGTTTTTTTCTATTATAATGTCATGAAGTTATTCATTGTAATTGCATTAGTTATAGTTATATACGCTAAGTTAACACTCAGCGACAATAATCCAAAATTTGGGGCACACATGTGGGGATGTAAATCTAATGCATGTAATATATCTGATGGTCACTTCTGCACTGATCGATGGTGCATTGATTATATATGTGGTATACAAAAACCAGGTGTTGAATGGGTAATGTTAGTTCCATTTGAGTCAATGAGGCCAACATGTACTCATAAATATTATGGTAATGAACCTACTGCAAATATGTCATTAGTGGAATTAAGTTGGAATCGCCCAATTAGTGATGTTAAATATTGTCATAGTATTGATCATTGTCTCGACTTGGTGTGTAATGATTACGTAAAAAATAATAACATTACAGGATTTGGTATTGTCCCGAATATGACGCAATGCATTAAATATTATGGTCCGAATAATTAAACAGTGATACTTAACGTATGATGGTTAATTGTTCAGGTAGATTTTTTACGCCTTCGGGTGTTATCAATGTATTACCGAATATAGACAACAATAATAATGTTATAGGTAAATACGTCAATCCTACATCAGTTATTAGATTATTATATTGTATATATAATTGTTCCAAATTCCTGGGTAAATATTTTACGCCTTCATTAGATATTAAGTTGTTATGGGATAAACTTAAGTTTTTTAATTGTCTAGGTAAATCTTTTACACCTTCATCAGATATTAAGTTATTAT